AAAAGAGACTATAAAAAACCAAGGAGGATATAAACATTCAGAAGAGATTAAACTTAAAATGAGAAAGCCAAAATCTCAGGAACATCTTCAAAAAATGAAAATGCCTAGAAAACTTGTAGTATGTCCTTACTGCGGTAAAGTCGGAGGTAGTTGTGCAATGAAGAGGTGGCATTTTAGTAATTGTAAAAATATAGTATCTAAAAAGGTTGGATAATCAATAAAAAGGTTTTATATTTTAAAAAACAGAACAAACATGGTTTTAAATCAGTTGAATCAATACGGGGTAGGCTTTCAAGTAAAAGTACTATCTAGTTTACTAAAACATAAAGAGTTCTTACAGAATATACACGATATATTAGAAGAAGATTATTTTGATAATCCAGCACATAAATGGATTGTAGAAGAGATTTTAAAGTATCATTATAAGTACCACGCAACACCTACTTTAGATTCTTTAAGTGTTGAGACTAAAAAAATCGAGAACGAGGTACTAAAGGTATCTGTTATCGAACAATTAAAAGAAGCATACAAAGCCTCTAACGAAGATCAAGAGTTTATTGAGCAAGAGTTTGCTAATTTCTGTAAGAACCAGCAATTAAAGAAAGCATTACTATCTTCTGTTGATTTGTTAGATAAGGGACAGTATGATGACATTAGATACTTAATCGATTCGGCTTTAAAAGCCGGTATGGATAAAAACCTAGGTCACGAATATGAAAAAGATACTGAAACTCGTTATAGAGCAGAAGAAAGAAACGCTATTCCAACACCTTGGCCTCATATTAATGATTTATTAATGGGAGGATTAGGAGCAGGCGATTTAGGTATCATATTTGGTAGTCCAGGCGGAGGAAAAAGCTGGATGCTAACTGCTTTAGGTGCTTTACCTGTATCATTAGGCTATACTGTAAATCATTATACTTTAGAACTATCAGAAGGGTATATGGGTAGAAGATATGACGCTACGTTTACAGGTGTTAAAGTACAGGAATTAGGATTACATAGAAAAGAAGTAGATGAGATGGTCGGTAAACTTAAAGGTAAATTAGTTATTAAAGAATTTTCAATGGGTAAAGCATCTATATCAAGTATTGAATCTCATATCCAAAAATGCACTGATCTCGGACAAAAGCCAGATTTAATTATTATTGACTATGTAGATTTATTAAAATCAAAGCGTAAATCAGTAGATAGAAAGGACGAAATTGATGATATTTATATCTCCACAAAGGCTTTAGCCAGAGATTTAAAACTTCCAATATGGACTGTATCTCAGGTTAATAGAGCAGGTGCAAAAGACGATGTAATTGAGGGAGATAAAGCAGCAGGTTCTTATAATAAGGTTATGATAGCTGATTTTGCGATGTCTTTATCAAGAAAGAGGCTAGATAAAGTGAATGGTACTGGTAGAAGTCATATTATGAAAAATCGATATGGTTCAGACGGTATGACCTATCCGATGAAAATTAATACCGAAAACGGTAATATAGAAATATTAGAAAGAGAAATGGAAGAGGGTGAATTTACAGTAGAGAATGGTAATCAAGGACCTAGAGTACCTACTACTAATTTTAACCAAGAAGAAAGAAATTATTTACAGCAAAGATACTTTGAATTAGGTAAATAGGATATTTATTATTACAAAAGTTATCAGATATGAGTTTAACTACACTATACGGCACAAAAAAGACAGCATTTGCACCCCCTGCAAATCAGCAAACTTACAACGAGTTTGTATTCGATATGGAAATAAAAGGTACTAACGACTTAGTAGAGAGAGATATGGTAGATCCTACATTTAGACCTCCTGCAGCTGAAAGCTCATACCTTGAAACAGTCTTCCAAAACGGACTAAACAACAACCTGTAAATTTAATTTAAAGGTTACAGAACTTAACGACGGCTCAAAAGCCCTTGAACGATATATCTATTTTTAAAACTATAAAAAAACAAGAAGAGACATGGACATCTCACAGGAAATCTTATCGAATATCACGGTCTATATGAAGTATGCAAAGTTTAATCCCGAAGTACAGAGGAGAGAAACGTGGAAAGAGTTAGTTAATAGAAATAAAGCAATGCATTTAAAGAAATTTCCTGCGTTAAAAAAGGAAATTGAAGCTGCTTACAAGTTTGTCTATGACAGAAAGGCTTTACCTTCAATGCGTTCTATGCAGTTTGCAGGAAAACCTATTGAAATTAGTCCGAACCGCATCTACAACTGTGCTTATCTTCCAATTGACGATTGGAGAGCCTTTGGAGAAACGATGTTCTTGCTATTAGGCGGTACTGGGGTAGGTTATTCAGTACAGAAGCATCACGTTGAGCAATTACCTGAGATTAGAAAGCCAGATCCAAAGAAAACTAGACGTTTTTTAATTGGTGATTCTATTGAAGGATGGGCTGACGCAGTAAAAGTACTAGTTAGGTCGTATTTCGAAGGTGGTTCTACACCAAACTTCGATTTCTCGGATATTAGAGCTAAAGGCGCTGCTTTGATTACTTCAGGCGGGAAAGCACCTGGACCTCAACCATTAAAAGAGTGTTTAATTAAGCTTCAAGGTATACTTGATAGTAAAGAAAATAACGATAAGTTAACTTCTATTGAAGTTCACGATATGATTTGTCATATTGCCGATGCAGTATTAACAGGAGGTATTCGCAGAGCAGCTTTAATCAGTCTTTTTAGTGCAGATGACGCTAATATGATTGGCGCTAAAGCAGGTTCTTGGTGGGAATTAAATCCACAGAGAGGCAGAGCTAATAACTCAGCTGTTTTACTAAGAAACAAAGTAACTGAAGAGTTCTTCTTCGAACTTTGGAAGAAGATAGAAGCAAGCGGTGCTGGTGAACCCGGTATTTACTTGTCAAACGATAAGGATTGGGGTACTAACCCGTGCTGTGAGATTGCTTTACGTCCATTCCAATTCTGTAACCTATGTGAGGTAAATGTATCTGATGTAGTAGATCAAGATGATTTAAATGCACGTGTAAAAGCAGCAGCATTCATTGGTACTTTACAAGCATCTTATACTAGCTTCCATTATTTAAGACCAATTTGGCAAAGAACTACTGAAAAGGACGGTTTAATAGGTGTTGGTATGACGGGTATTGGTTCTGGTGCAGCTCAAAAATTAGATTTAAAAGAAGCTGCTAAAATTGTTAAAGAAGAAAACGAACGAGTAGCTAAGGTAATAGGTATTAATGCCGCTGCTAGATGTACAACAATTAAACCTTCAGGAACTTCATCATTAACATTAGGAACTTCATCAGGAATTCATGCCTGGCATAACGACTACTATATTCGTAGAATTAGAGTAGGTAAGAATGAAGCAATTTATACGCATTTAGCTGTAAATAACCCAGAACTTATCGAAGATGAATATTTCCGTCCTCATGATACTGCAGTAATTGGTGTTCCACAAAAAGCACCGGACGGTTCTATCTTCAGAACTGAGTCTGCTATCGAGTTATTAGAGAGAGTTAAATTTTTCTACCAAAATTGGGTTAAACCTGGTCATAGAAATGGTCAAAATACACATAACATTTCAGCTACAGTGTCTATTAAAGAAGATGAGTGGGAGGCAGTAGGAAAGTGGATGTGGGATAATAGAAAATTCTATAATGGATTATCAGTACTACCTTATAACGGCGGAACTTATATTCAAGCCCCTTTCGAAGACTGTACTCAAGAAAAATATGAAGAGATGATTCAACATTTACATAACGTAGATCTATCTAAGGTAATAGAGTTTGTAGATAATACGAATTTAGCAGGAGAAGCAGCTTGCGCAGGCGGAGCTTGTGAAATAGCATAATATGTCAGATAAAAAAGAATTTCAAGAAGGAATTCATTATTACTTGGAAGGAGATAGGGTCATTTTTACGGCCCTTTTCCATTTACAGAGAGGGCAATGTTGCCAGAATTACTGTAGACACTGTCCTTTTGATCCAAAACATAAGAAAGGTAACCAAATAGTTAGTGAAAAGTTTGGTAACTTGAAAGAAAGAAGTTAAATTTATATAAATACCAGTTATGAGTAAGACGCAATACATTAGTAGAAAGGGTAATTTTGATTCAGGCCATAGAGTCATGAACGAATTCATGAAATGTTATAACATTCATGGACATACTTACCTATACGAGTTAACATTCTCGTTCGAAAATATGGAAGAAATTGGATATGCAATTGATTTTAAAGAAATTAAAAGAGTTGGATGTCAGTGGATTGACGATATTTTAGATCACGGCATGATTTTAAATCCAAAAGATGACCTGTTAATTAAAACTACGAGAGAGTACGGTACTAAACTGTGGTTAATGTCTTTAGGCGGTGAAGGTGAATACTGTAACCCGTCTGTAGAGAATATTTCACGTGAGGTATTTCTTGCAATGGAGATTTTATTTGATGAAGTCTATAAAAATGCTAAAACCGGTTTAAAGATTCATAGAGTTACCATTTATGAAACTCCTAATTGTTGGACAGAAGTTAAAGCAGCTAGTATCACAGATAGAGAAAGAGACAATTTTAGGGGAGCAAGATTTAATGAAATTAAAGCTTACGCTGATGCTAAGGGCGTATTAGAATATGACGACAGGAAAATTTAAAAAAAATCAAGAGAAGTCTCGACGTAAAATACTTTTTGAAGAGTATAGAGAGAATAATCCTTATATTCCTACCGATGAGGAAATACAAGAGAATAATAGCTATTGGGATATTGATTACTTAGAAGAAGCTAATGCTAAAACTAACAAAGCTATTAAGTATTGGCAAGAAAGGTATGCTAATGCATCTAGCAATATGGGAAAATGGTATTGCCAAATACGAATTGATAGGTTAAGAAAGAAGCTACATCATTATGTAGATAAAAAATAATTTAATTACAATAAAACATGGAGGTTAACTATGAAATGTTTAAAGAGTACAAAAACAGGAGAAATCATTAGAGTATCTGATGAAAAAGCCTATACAGCTACTAGGGAGTGGCAATTTATTCCTAAATCAGAGTGGAAAGCTCAATTTAAAAGAGCAGTACCGGAAATAAAAGAAGAAGCGGTTGAAAAAACTATCTCAGAAAAGCAATTAAAACGTAAAAAATAATGAGCAAGATAGATCCAAATAAGTTACTTATTAGTAGTGACTTTTATACAGTACAGGGGGAAGGTATTTCATCTGGTATTCCATCGTACTTCGTTCGTTTAGGTATTTGTAACCTAACGTGCGGTATGTCTCGTGCATTTACCAATCAACTAGAGAAAGAACAGAAGTTAGAAGACGGTGAAATCTTTGTAGGCGACTTGCATGCAGAGGGTAAAGCTACTTGGACTTGTGATTCAACAAGCCAATGGTTATGGAGAGGTGAAGATAAAGAATTCGATTATTTAATTAATCGTTGGAAAGAAGAAGGAGTATATGAAGATATTAAAAATGGTTTAGTTCATATTATTTGGACTGGTGGTGAACCAACAATTAAAGGACATCAAGAATCAATTATTAATTTTACTAACTATTGGATGTCAAGATATCTTGATAGAAATGATGTTCATCCATTCTATGAAATTGAAACTAATGGTACTATAGTAATAGATGTTAAGTTATTTAATATGCTAGATCAAATTAACTGCTCACCTAAATTATCTAATTCAGGTATGACAGCTAAACAACGTATTGTACCAGAGGCAATTGAGCGTATTAAACAACATAAAAACTATCAATTTAAGTTTGTTATTAGTACTGAGGAAGATGTACAAGAGTTGTTTAGAGATTTCGTTGAACCATTTAATATACCGCTTAAAAACGTTGTTTGTATGCCAGGTTTAGATGATGCTTCTAACTTTGAAGAACGTACTCGTTTTGTAATGGAGATGGCTAAGAAGTATAGATTTAGAGGATTGACTAGATTGCATATTGCAGCATGGAATAAAACATTAAACGTATAATATATGGAAGCTTATATTTGCAAGTATTGTGGTAAAGATACCTCAGAAGTAGATTACGATTACTTAAGTAATTATGATCATTTATCTTGTGCTTTAGAGCAAGAACAAAAACAACAGTATGTTAAAATGGAATATGGTCCTGGTGATAATGTTATAGATAGGCCAATTTCTTTAGATTCTCATAGACATTCCTTTACAGTATCTGAATACACAGTTTTAAGTACTCCTAATGATCAAGAGTTGGGAGCTAAAGTAAGAGAGTTATATTATGAAAACAACAGCTAAAGATTTTTACGAAGCAATCAAGCACGCAGGTGCTGGTAGTTTATATTTTCTTGTCCATAAAAAAGATAAGCCAGATGAGTTTGTTTTTGAACCTCTCGTACTTGATACAAAAGACGAAAATTTAACTATCAAAATTTTACAAAGAACGATGGAACGTCCCGATTTTATAGCTTTCCCTGGTACGCCTGAAGCCTATGACTTTATGAATGAAGTTGTTGATACAAATAAAAAATAGTATCTTTATATTATGACAATAACATTCACACAGGAGCATTTATACGTAGGTATTATAATAGTACTCGTAATAATTCAACTATACCAGCAAAAGATTATTAAAAAGTTAGAAAAAGAGTGTGATGATATTTGGTCGCAATTAGGAACTCTAGTAGGTAGCCTTACTACACAAATATTATCCTTGCAGAAAGATATTAATAGTAAGCAAGATAAAAAATAATTCGGTTATAGAGCTAATCGATTCACAAAATAATACGCTCTAAATTTTAACAATTTTTAAACATGAAAAAACAAGCAGTTTTATCATTATCAGGCGGACTAGATAGTAGTTCGTTACTGTTACACCTATTAGCTAACGGCTATGAAGTAACAGCATTAGGTTTTGATTATGGTCAAAAACACAAAGTAGAATTAGAGCGTGCTAAATCATTAGTACAGTACATTAACGATGGTTATGATTCTGAAGCAGAAAATATACCATATTACAAAGTAAAACATCAAATTATCAAATTAGATGGTTTATCTCAATTATTAAATTCAACTCTAGTTGAAGGCGGTAAAGATGTACCTGAAGGACATTACGAACAAGACAACATGAAAGATACTGTGGTACCTAATCGTAATAAAATCTTCGCTTCATTAATTCAAGCAGTAGCTTTATCAATTGCCACTAGACCTATTAACGAAGATTGTTCTATTGGTCAAGAAGTAGTTATTGCAATGGGTATTCACGCAGGTGATCATGCAATCTACCCTGACTGTCGTCAAGATTTTAGAGATGCTGACTTCGATGCATTTATTATTGGTAACTGGAATGCTGAATTAGTATCAGTATATACCCCTTATTTAGAAGTAAACAAATTCGAAATATTAGAGGATGGTTTGAAATGCTGCGAACAATTAGGTTTAGACTTTGACGAAGTATACAAACGTACAAATACATCTTATAAGCCATACCCTTCAGGTAACAGCGATTATAAATCAGCTGCTTCTGTAGAGCGTATTGAAGCATTTATCAAACTAGGTCGTCCTGATCCTGTACAGTATGAAGACGAAACAGGTCCTGTAGACTATGAAACAGCAAGAATATATGTAGAACAAGTATTATCGGAATATAAAAAATAAATTATGCCTTTAATTTCACACGAAATACCGAAAACTCTATTTAACCGTCACGATGAGGTAAGTGATTACCCTTATGTATTAGGGCACTTATTAAGCTTAGATACAGAATATGCTGACTTTTATAAAGAAAAGCTTAAAACAGCCGATTACTCTATATTAGATAATTCAGCATTTGAATTAGGTAAGTCTATACCGATGGGAGAACTTTATGGGTTGGGTAAGGAATATAAACCTACCCATCTCGTACTTCCTGATGTAGTTAATAACCACAAGCAAACTTTAGATAATGCAAAAGAGTATTTAACAAACTTTAAAGTAGAAGGTCAACAGTATATCGGAGTTTGTCAAGGAGATACCTTTGAAGAAATTGCTGATTGTATAGACTACTACTTAACTGAGAGGATAGATATTATTGCATTACCTTTCGATTTAGTTAAAGAGTCAGATTACGTAACAGTAAGATTTAGATTCTTAAACTGGTGGTATGAGAATAGATTCAATATGGGGATTGGTAAACCTAAATTTCACCTATTAGGATGTCAAAATCCAGTAGAGTTTATCTTAATTAATAATCTTAGTATCGCTCTTAGAGGACTTATCTACTCATTAGATACTAGTTCTCCAGTTATTAACGGGTGGGAAGGAAATAAACTAGGTCCTCATGGGTTGATAGAACCTAAACCAAAAGTAAAACTTGCAGATAATTTAGATATTAAATTGTCAGAAAACCAAATAGACCTTATTTTTAGAAATATAAAAACATTCAGAAGCTATGTCAGTTAGTAACATGTCAGAAGTAGCTGCAAAAACCTTAGGGTCAGCTAATTCCTACGCAGTATACACGGATCAGTTCGATCCAAGTCAATTAAACCCTATGCCAAGAGCATTAGCACGCGGTGATTGGGGTATTAAAGGAGATGAATTTGTAGGTTATGATACGTGGCATTGTCACGAAGCAACCTTTTTGCTAAACAACGGTTTACCTATTGCAGGTACGTTAAAAATTGTATGTCCTGCTAGTTCAGAGTTTATGGTAGAGTCTAAATCGTTTAAATTGTATCTAAACACGTTTGATATGTGTAAGATGGGCGATAAAATTCACGAAGCTATTGAAAATTATGAAAATCAAGTAGCAAAGGATATTAGCGAGTGTATTCAAGCTGAAGCTAAAGTATCTTTCTTTAAAGAAGGAGATCAAAAACTATACGAAGAGAATCCAGGTGAAGGATATTACGATTTGTTTCAATTAATCGGGTTTAAAACTTTACAAGAGATGCAGATTGGTGATTATGCCGGTAAAGAAAATCACTTTAAAATTATACCTGCAGAAACATCTGATGATGTCTATGTAATGACAGGTATTTTAAGATCAAGATGCAGACACACTAAGCAAAAAGATACAGGTGCTGCTTACTTTCACATCACTACTAAAAAAGGACGTGTAGATTTAGAGGGATTACTAAAAGAAGTAATTGCATTACGCGAGGTAAATGAGTTTCATGAGTTTTGTAGTGAGAAGTTATTTAAAGCTATTACAGCAAAACCTGAAGTGGAAGATTGCGTAGTGATGTTGTTATATTCAAGAAGAGGTTCATTAGATATTAACCCTGTTCGTGCAACTAGAGAGGAATTAATTCCACGTGCTTTAATCGATACAGGCTACTATACCACAAAAGCAATGGGACAGTAATGAAAGTATTAGAGAATTGGGGAGTGCTTATATCTCAGACTGGTTCTGAAGTAGTAGCTATTAGTGAAAAGCTTGGGATTCTCCCTAGTTTAATTGTAACTAATAACATTACAAAGATATCACCGAGAAACATGGAGATCTTTGGGGAAAATAACGTAGAGATACGTAATATACCCTTTAAACCCTCGGTAGTAGATTACCTACGTACAAGGATTAATTTAAAGAAGTTAATTACCTTACACGGTTACTTAAGAATACTCCCTGAAAGCTTGTTTACGCACTTAGAATGTGAAATTTATAACGGACATCCAGGGTTAATTACTGTGTATCCGGAATTAAAAGGATTTAATAAGCAAGAAGACGTTGCCGGAAATCAAGAAAAGTATCCATACTGTGGATCTGTAGTTCATAAGGTGATTCCGGAATTAGATGCTGGCGAGATTGTATCAGCTTATCAAGTTGTAAATAGAGCGAATACTATAGATGAGGCTTATGCCATACTCCGAGAGACCTCTCTAAATTCTTGGATACATTTCTTTACTAATATTTGGAAGTTTGATGAAAAGTAGTTATTTTTACTAAAAGACACTTATGAAGATATTGATAGGATCGCATGGAACTGGTAAAACTACCTTATTAAAAGAGGTATCTACCAGATTTCCTGATTATTACGTTACGGACGGGTTTTCTCGTCCTGTATTAAAGATTGGTAGAATGTTAGAGCTATCTAACGACGAGAAGCAGTATGCAATTAATGAGTTATCCGCTTGGGCTTACCAAAACTACTTAACTCATAAGAATGTAATTAGTACTCGGAGCTTAGTTGACTGTATTATCTACTCGAAAATACTTTCACCTGAAGTAAATATAGACGAGATTAAAGCTTTATTTGAAGCGACTAAAGATCAGGTAGAGTACTTTTTCTATATTCCTATTGAATTTGATTTTGTAGACGATCCTGATAGATTGAGTCATGAATTACAGGTTAAGATTGACGGGATTATACAGAAATTTATAAAGAGTTATATACCTGAAGAAAAAGTCATAACTTTAACAGGTACAGTAGAAGAACGTTTAGAGCAGATTTCAAAATACTTATAATATACAATATGACAAGAAATAAAAATATAGATATTGATAGTTTAACTTGCTAAAGCAGGTTGTGCTAACGGTATTAGTACTCAATTACAAGAAGCTATTAAAAAAGGTGCTCCTGGATTAAGTGAAGAAGATAAGCATGCTATTATTATAGAAGCAGCTGGACATTACGGTAGTTTTCTAACTGCACTTGGTGTAGATTGGGCAAATGATCCTAATAGCTCTAATACTCCAATGAGAGTAGCTAAAGCTTATGTAAACGACTTATGGAGAGGTAGATATGAGCATTTAAGCTCTGTTACTTCGTTTCCTTCTGACGGTTACGACGGGGTAGTATTCGAAGGAGGTATTCCTATTACGAGTATGTGTTCTCATCATCATCAGACTATTAACGGTCTATGCCATATTGCTTATGTACCTACTTTAGAAGGTAGAGTAGTAGGCTTAAGTAAGCTAAATCGTATCGTAGAACACTTTAGTAGAAGAGGTGCTATTCAAGAGCAATTAACTGTAGCTATTCACAATGCAGTAGATAAGATTTGCGAAGATAATATCGGTGTTGCAGTAATGATTGAAGCTACTCATAACTGTGTAAGTTGTAGAGGAGTTAAGCATCAAGGTGCTAGTATGAAAACATCTAAACTATCAGGATGCTTCTTAAATGAAGATTCAGCTAGATTAGAATTTTATGAATTTGCTAAAGGATACCCACGTAGATAATGAAATCACAAGGACTAGGCGATACTATCGCAAAGATAACGAAGTTTTTTTATATTGATAAATTAGCAGATAAGATTGCTCACTTATTAGGTTATGAAGATTGCGGTTGTACTAGAAGAAAGACAACTTTAAATAAGTTATTTCCATATACAAAGAAGAAAAAATGATAATAGTAGATTTACAAAAATATAAGAGCATTGAACACGCCCTTAAGGTGTATAAACAAAAGCACAATAAGATAGGCACGGTAAAGGAATTAAGAGAGAGGCAAGCTTTTACTAAACCTTCTGTTAAAAGAAGAGAAGAAGTACTAAACGCAAAATATAAACAAAAAAAATACGGTAATTAGTTATGTTAAACGCAGATCAAATAATAGAAAAAGGATTGCTTAAATTAGAGCAGTCTAAAGGTAAGAAAGCCCAAGTAGGTTACGATTTATCTCTACAGACTGTTAAACAAATTAGAGCTAATCCTCAAGATAAAATTGGAGTAGTGCTAAGGAATAGTACTTCTTTAGCTGGTTACTCTGATATAGAGAAGGTACAGTTAGATGGCAATATGGGATGGCTATTATATCCTGGTACTTACGAAATTACTTTCTGGGAAGGATGTAAAATACCTTCAGATTATGTAGGTTTAATTAGACAAAGATCTTCCCTATTAAGAAACGGTACCATTATTCATTCATCAGTATTCGATCCAGGATTTGAGACTGAGTTTATGGGATGTGTAATGAGAGTAAATGAGACTATCTTTATTGAAGAGGATGCTAGAGTTGCTCAAATATACTTTCACGGTTGCGTAGAAGTTAGTGAGTTATATAACGGTCAATTCCAAGGAGATAAACAGAGAGGTTAATGCAAGAAAAAGAATCACATACAAACTGGCATTTTAGAATTAGCATATTTAAATCAATATTGCGTATTTTAGCAGGTACTGCTTTAATATCAGAGTATGTAGCAACAGCAGGATGTTTTTTTATAGTAGCTGAAATATTAGGTATAATAGAAGAATTATAATATGAAACTAGAAAAATATAACAAATTAAAGCTTAGGCTAGAAGTTTTTAAGTTAGAGCAAAATTACTTGACTCTCGATAGAGTATTATATTACTTCTCTTTCTTAGGTAATATCTTTTTAATTTACTTTGGATATTTCTTTGTAAAGTCTATTACAAACACCATACCTCCTTTATTTCCTTTTCAAGACATATTCTTTACATTCTTTGTAGCATTGTTCTTAACAGGATATGAATTAACAAAGAGATTTACATTAGAACAATTTTTTACAAGTATATTACAGGTTAAAAGACTTACTACTGGTATTTTCATAGGCGGAATGATTTGCTCTTTTTTAATAGCAGGTAGCTTTTACTTATCTATCAAAGGAGCACATAGACTTGTTGATAATTCAGAAACAATAGCTATAGTAACAGACTCTACTATAGCTCTAAAACAAGATTCAATAGCAAAATATTATGATAAAGAAATTGCCTATTACCGTAGCCAACCTGGAAGGAGAAAGGCTGACAGGATCTATAGAGATTCGGTTGTTAACTCTTTGCAGCAAACAAAGGATGCTAAAGTACAACAGCTTGAAGCGAAGACAGTTACCAAAGCGAGTACCGCTCTGGATAAGAATATGGAAAACTCAACTGCATTCCTCTTTATAACAATCTTCCTTGAGATGATTGTTTTAATAGGAGTTGGCTTTGATGCTTTTTATACGCTAGGAAGCTTTGAAGAGACTAAGAAGTTATTACAGACTCCTAAGTTTAAACAGTTGGAGCTTAATTTAAAATTACTTAAATTGTATTATCAGAACGGTAAAAAGATAGTAGGAGATCAAACTTTATCTTTTAATAAATTCCAATCCCTTGTACAGAATCAAAAAGTAGATTGCTCACAGAAGGATTTAAGGTCTTTCATTATACTATGTCAGGAGTTAGATATTATTAAAGAGTTTAGAGGTAGGAAAAAGCAATTTATAATTTCTTATCAGGAAGCTAAAGATCTTTTAGAAAACCAGGAGGTAATATAAAATGCAAGAAAAAAGTTATGTAACGGTCAATAGTAAAGAAACTCTAAAAGAACTAATAGAGCATATTAGAACTAGCGAGTTTGTAGCCTTTGATACTGAAACCAATAGTTTGAATACCCGAAAAGGTAAGATTATTGGTTTTTCTGTGTCAGGTGAGATTGGCAAAGGCTTTTATATGCCTACTATGATTTGGAAAGATGAAAAATTACAAGAAGTAATGCTAGAGGGTAAGAGTGCACACGCACTTGCTACCTACGCAATATCAGAACTAGTAGATAAGAAGGTTATTTGTCATAATGCTTCTTTTGACTTACGTTACGTTCATAACTTCTACGGTATTGATTTACTCCCTTCATTACACGCCGATACTGCCCTACTCGTTCATACAGTAAGAGAGGAAGGTGCATTTGGATTTGGTAATCCATTTGGATTAAAGTCTATTGCTAAAATGGTTCAAGCCGATATTGGACTTAATGTAGAAGAAGAAGCGAATGAAGAGCAATTAGAACTAAAAGCTAGTATTAAAGCTAATGGAGGCTCTACTTCAAAAGATAATTACGAAATTTATAAAGCAGATATGGCTATATTAGCCAAGTATGCTGCAGCCGATACAGATTTAACCTTAAGAATTTATCATCACTTCCTAAAAATACTTCAAGATGAAGGATTAGAAAAATTCTTCTTTGAAGAAGAGGTAATGCCTGTTTATAGAGAGGTAACTATACCCATGGAAAGACACGGTATTAGACTTAATGTAAAACTTATTCAAGAAACTCAAAGTAATATAACAAAAGATTTAGAGGAACAGTCCACCTTAGTTACTCAAGAGTTATTAAAAGAGCCTAAAATTAGGAATTGGATTATAGATCAAGCTATAGGAGCCTATCCTCCTAAAAATAAAGGTACGTTTGCACAAAGGTTATTAGAACAAGCCGGTGTAGAGTTACCTAGATCAGAAAAGACAGGTAAATTTGCTATTAACAAATCAGCCGTATTAGGATTACCGGAATCAATTATCAAGGATTACTTAATAACTGGAGATCAAAGTTATTTAGCGAAAGACCAGGTAGTAAAAGTTAGTTTATCTCTATGGAAAAAAGATAACGATGGTCAATTCTTTAATATTCAATCTAAAGATCAATTAGGTAAGATTGCATTTAACGTATTAGGTGAAAAACCTCTTTCTACTACTGATAAAGGTAAACCTCAATTTGATGAGGATATGATTCAGTCAATTAGCAGTAAGTATTCTTGGGCTAAGCATTTACGTTTATACAATAAACTTACTAAAATTAAAACTGCGTATGTGGATCGATTCTTAGATGCAGCAGAAGATGAAAGATTTTACCCTTACTTCAAGCAGAACGGTACTGTATCGGGAAGATACGGTTCTGATTTACAGCAATTACCTAAGCCCTTAGAAGAAGGTCAAGAAGAAGCTCTATTAACAGGGTATACTAACGTAGTAAGAGCTTTCTTTATCTGCGATGAAGGAACAAAGTTATTAGATACCGATTATGCATCATTAGAGCCTAGAGTATTTGCTACGGTAGCAGGCGATGAAGGACTAAAGGAGATTTTTAATAACGATTTAGATTTCTATTCTCACATTGCTATTAAGACTGAAAAACTAGAAGGTGTTAGTGCACATACAAAAGCAGATAACTTCCTTAAGAAGGTAGATCCTGTTAAGAGACAAACTGCTAAAGGCTATGCCTTAGGCGTACCTTACGGCATGTCAGGTTATGCACTTGCAATGTCTTTAGGTATAGATAAGAAAGAAGGTGAGAGACTTGTACAAGGTTATTTAGATGGATTTCCGCAATTAAGAGAATGGAGAGAAAGATCAAGAGCGTTTGTAAAAGAACATGGTTTTATTCAAAATAAGGTAGGACGTATAAGACATCTTCCTAAAGCAAAAGAGATTCATGCTATGTTTGGCGATAAGATATTAGATGATTGGCGATTTAGAAAAGGTATAGAAGCAGAATACGGAGTGGAAGTAGTTACTGCTTTATATCGAGACTATAAAAACGCTCTGAATAACGTTTTAAACTATCAAATTCAGAGTTATGCAGCAAGCATAGTAAACCGTGCTGCCTTACAAATTAATAGGAGATTCCATAAGGAAAACATAGTAGGACAGGTAATTGCACAGATACATGACCAATTGATTTGCCAAGTTAAGGAAGAGCATGTAAAAAGAGCTTGCGAGATTGTCCAAGACTGTATGGAAAATACTACTCGATTGGATGGCGTAGAGTTAATTGCAATTCCCGAAATAGCAAATAATTTTAAGGAAGGTCATTAGATATTTATAATAAATACAGTTATATGATACATACATTCGTCTTCCCTCAGGAAGAAGTAGACCTTCAGAATTACTATTACTACAATGAAGGCTTTAACAAAACAGAGTTAGATAAAGTTTATAAAGGAGTCGATGCACTACCCTTTGTACAGGCAGGAGTAGCTCAAGAGAACTCGGTAGATAAAAAAATTCGATCGTCATCAATAAAGTGGGTACCCAAGGAAGATAACTGGGAGTGGCTTTATGAAAAAATGATGAATATGGCCTTAGAAGCTAATAAAGCATTATGGCATTTCGATTTAATTTCTATTATGGATAATATTCAATATACTGAATACTATGCCTCAGAAGGGGGACATTATGGCTGGCATCAAGACATAGGACCAGGTTGGCTATCTAATAGAAAAATTTCCATTACAGTACAGTTATCAGGTCCCGACGAATACGAAGGAGGTAATTTAGATTATTGGCAAGGAGGAGAAGGACATACTACAGCACCTAAAGGAAAAGGAACAGTATTTATTTTTCCGTCTTATATGATGCATAGAGTAGCACCCGTTACTAAAGGTACAAGACGTTCTTTTGTATTATGGGTTGGCGGACAACATTACAGGTAAAAGAGTTGGATGTTTTTATAAAGTAGTATATATTTATTAGAAATAAGGTACTCTGGTAGGCCTTAAGTTATGAATAATTATTAAACCGTTCACCGTAAGGGAACACAAAACTAAACACTATGGGAATATTTAGACCCTTTGAGCTAGATCCATTCGACTTGCTCTGGAAAGATTTACTAGAAACACAATCACACTTTTCTGCAATCACGCAGAGAATCACTCACCCGGTAGATATTTTTGAAAACGAAGACGGCATTCGATTTGAAATAGCCGCAGTAGGACTTAATCAAGAAGATATTGAAATCTTGGTTGATAACGATAATCTACGTATTCGTTATGAAAAGCCTAGCGATCCACAAGAAACAGCAATTTATAAAGGCATTAAAAGAAGTAGCTTCGACTTAACTTGGAAAGTCTCCACTAAGTTCGACCTACCTGGTCTTACAGCTTCTCTAGATAAAGGTTTATTATACCTTAATATACCAGTAGCTGAAGGTAAAGCTGTACGCAAAATTGAAATTGCTACACCAAAAACAGTAGAAGATAAAAAGAAAAAATAAAGGTTAATAGGCCTACCAAGTACCAGTTATGATCCACTTTCTCAGAAAAGAACTTATTACCTTTAATGATACTCTCTACTATATCGTAGAGATTATACGAATGGACGATAAAATCGTGTATAAAGACGGTAATACTAATGTAGAGAATATAAAAGAAAATCTACATGCAGATATTGTACTAAAAAAGGAAGATAAATTTTTTTTTCTGAGAAGTATTCCTGATATTGAAATTATAACAGAATAAAAAATAAATAAAATATGAGTTCTAAATTACACCCCTTAAACGGGTATTTGGTTTTGAGACCAATTGAAACAGAAGAAGAAACGTACGGTAATATCGTTATTCCTGATCTAGGAAAAGAAAGACCGGAATTAGGCGAAGTGGTAGCAGTATCAGGAACCTATAACTATAATTCAGATAAGTTAGTTCCTTCTAACCTAGAAGTAGGCGATAAAGTATTAATACCTAAATTAGGATCATTAAGAATCACTGTAGAAGGTGATGAGTATTTCATTTGTAAAGAACAAGACGTTTACGCAAAAATTAATTAAAAATGGCAACACAGACAGTTTTCGGAACAGAATTAAAAAACAAACTATTAGCTGGTATTAAGCAATTAAACCAGTCAGTATCTTCCACTTTAGGACCAGGTGGTAGAACAGTATTAATAAAGGATCAATCAGGTGAAGTAAAAGTAACTAAAGATGGCGTTACGGTAGCTAGATCGTTTCATGAGTTAGAAGACCAAGTAGAAGACTTAGGTGCACAACTTGTAAAGCAAGTATCTATTAAATCTGCTAATGAAGCAGGTGATGGTACTACAAAATCTACTTTACTTGCAACTACTATGGTAGAAGAAGGATTAAAATTAATTAATCAAGGTTCTAACCCAGTAGAAGTAAAGAAAGGTATTGACAAGTACGTTAAAGAAGTAGTAGAGCAGTTAAAGAAGATCTCTAAGGATGTAAGTTCTCAAGATCAAATCAGACAAGTAGCTACTATATCAGCTAATGGCGATACAGAGGTAGGAGAATTAATTTCTACAGCTATTGAAAAAGTAGGTAGAGAGGGTATTGTTACTATTGAAGAATCTAAGACAGGCGAAACTAGTTTAGAGGTAGTAGAAGGTATGCAATTTGATAGAGGTTATAAATCTCCATACTTTGTCACTAACAATACAACAATGAATGCTGTATTAAACGATCCTTACATTTTAATCTACGACGGACGTATTACTAAAGCAGCTGAATTATTAAATGCATTAAGTAAAGTAAATTCAGATAACAAGCCTTTATTAATTGTTGCAGAAGATATCGAAGATGAAGCATTAGCTACTTTGATTGTAAATAAAATGAGAGGTATTGTTTCAGTAGCTGCAGTTAAAGCACCAGATTTTGGTGAAAGAAGAACTTTAATCTTAGAAGACTTAGCTATCTTAACAGGAGGTACAGTTATTGCAAAAGATAAAGGGCATAAGTTAGATAAATTAACTCCCGTACAGCTTGTAGAAATGTTTGGTAAAGCTAGAACAATTACAGTATCAAAAGAAGCTACTACAGTAGTAGATGGTAATGGTACAGTAGAAGCTATTACAGCTAGAGCTCAAGAGATTAAAGATCAAATTGAGAAAGCTACTTCATTCTACGAGAAAGAAAAATTACAAGAGAGATTAGGTAAACTAATTGGCGGTGTAGCAATTATTTCAGTAGGAGGTAATTCTGATATTGAAATTAAAGAAAGAAAAGATAGAGTAGAAGATGCTTTATTTGCTACTAAAGCAGCATTAGTAGAAGGAGTTGTTCCCGGTGGCGGTATTGCATTGATTGAAGCAATTAATGCTTTAAAGATGGATACAAATATTTCTCTTGATGAGATAAAAGGATTTGATATTGTTAAGAGAGCTTGCTACCAACCATTCAAGACAATTTTAGAGAATTGCGGTATTGAAGATTACTATTCTGTTTTAAGAGCAGTACAAGATGCTAAGACTGAAAATAACTTAGCTACCTATAATGCTAAAACTCAAGAAGTAGTAGATGCAACAGAAGCAGGATTATTAGATCCAGCTAAAGTAACTCGTACTGCTTTAGAGAATGCCGCTTCAGTAGCAGGAACTATACTAACAACAGAATCAGTTATTTTCGAGAAGAAAGACGATAAGAAACAAGAAGACCCAGCAGCGGGCATGTACTAATAAGGGTTGTTTTAAAATAGGGAGCTCTTCTTAATTGAAGAGCTTTCTCTATTTATATAAAAAGACATATGAAAAAAATACCAGTAACAGTACTAACCGTAATAAGCTTAATAGCTATTACAGTACTTATGACACAAAAATTAAAAAAATCAGAAGTTGCTCCTGAAAGAGCATTGGTAGTTGTTGAGGGTAAGTTTGCATTTTGCGGTGCATCAGCAGCAATACCAACAGGTGATACAATAACTGTAGAAGGTAAGAAATTCTTAGAAGGAGTAGCAGCTTGTCCAATAATGGACGGTCCTTCCATTGCTAATAATATACTAGTACCTAATCCTTCAGTAACTCCTGACAGTACAGATAAAACAGTATGGTCCTACTTTTGGTATTATGATTCAGTTCCTCAAGCTCCAACTTGGGAAAACTTACCTACAGTTAATCGTACATTCACAATTGCAAATACACCAGATAGCAGCATGAGCAACATGTGGTGCATGCCCTGTAAGATATTACCTAAAAAGGTTAACGGTGTAACAATAGCAAATTGCTACGGTCCACTTAATGAATTAGCTTTCCCAATGCGTAGAGCACTTAGAGCACATCCTGGTCAAACATCTGTAACACAAGCACCAGTAGGAGCACCGTATCCAGTTGGAACAATCATACCAAAACAATAGAACATTATGGCATATTCAGAAAAAGTCTTAGAACATTACTCTAATCCTAAAAATATAGGAACTCTAGATAAATCTAAGTTAAACGTAGGTACGGGATTAGTAGGTGCTCCAGAATGCGGTGATGTAATGAGATTACAAATAGAAGTAGAAGATAATATAATCGTTAACGCTAAATTCAAAACATTTGGATGCGGTTCAGCAATAGCTTCTTCTTCAGTAGCTACAGAATGGTTGAAAGGAAAAACATTAGATGAAGCTGTTACTATAGATAACATGGATTTAGTAGAGGAATTAAATTTACCTCCTGTTAAAATTCACTGTTCAGTATTAGCAGAAGATGCTATTAAAGCAGCTATTAATGATTATAGAGTAAAACAAGGTTTAGAAGCAATTATATTTGAAGAATCACATATATGATAATATTATTACTTTTGGTTACTACATTCATTCTTTCCTACTATTTAGCAAAGTGGCATGTTAAATTATTTGATGAAACAAACCTTACAAATTTATAAATTATGAGTTTTATTATTGGAAAAAGTTGTGTTGATTGTATGGATACAGCTTGCGCTAATGCTTGTCCTGTTGACTGTATTCACGGACCTATAACCGTTGGAGGCTCAGGTGCAGAAGTAGCAGCACAAGGCAAAGAAGCATTCCCAGGTGGACAATTATACATAGACCCTGATACTTGTATTAACTGTGGTGCTTGTGTTCCAGAATGTCCTGTTAGTGCAATCTATGAAGATGAAGATATTGCAATTAAAGCAGGTGATGAAGAATCAGTTCATAAAAATTATGAGTTTTTCGGATTAAAGTATGCATAATGGTAACAGTATCAGAAACAGCAGCAATAAAATTAGCTTCATTAATTGAAGAAAGTGGATTCAAAACTCCATTTGTTAGAGTAGCAGTTAAAGGAGGTGGATGTAGTGGATTATCTTATGATTTATCCTTTGATACTGAACAACACCCATCTGATACATTAGCAGAAGATAAAGGTGTAAAAATACTTGTAGATATGAAATCTCTATTATACCTTTATGGCACAGAATTAGAGTTTAGTGGCGGCCTAAACGGCAAAGGATTTCAGTTTATAAATCCAAATGCATCCCGTACTTGTGGATGCGGAGAGAGCTTTGCATTATAGCTATTTATAATAATGAAACGAAAAATAGTATTAATACTAACACTTATTGCTTTTTTGAGCATATTTGTAAGCCTTGCACTTAACGCACAAGATACGATTCGTATCAAACATACTAACTATACTACAGTATTTAGCAAATCAAAACACTACCCAGTCTTAGTAGAATGGTATGCAACTAAAGCTAAAATAGGATGTGAAAAACCTTTAACACGTAAAGATAATTTTCAGCCAGATCCTCAATTACCTATAGAAACTGATTTAAAAGCTGATTATGTAGGATCAGGAACAGATAGAGGACATATGATGCCTGCAGCCGACAATTTATGTCAAACACCTGAAGTACAGAATGAATGTTTCTACTTCTCTAATATGTCTGCACAGTATCATAGTCTAAACGCAGGTGATTGGAAATCATTAGAAGTACTAAGCAGACAACTAGCCCTTGTAAATGACTCAGTTCACATTTGGTGCGGTAATATAGGAGAGGCTAAAAAAATAGGAAAAGTAACAGTTCCTAAGCAATGTTGGAAAGTAATATACATTATTAGAAGTAAAGAGTATCAAGCATATATATTCGATAATACTACAAATAAGCCAACCGGCTTACATTCTCATCAAGTAACAGTTGATGACATCACTAAATTAACAGGTTTTAAGTTCAAAAAGTAGGTTATATATTCTATTTATATCCAAACCGTAGTGAAAGCATTTTACTTAATTATGGTTATGATTATACTGAGTATTTCTGGATTAGCTCAAAAAAAAGCCGCTCTTGGTACTATAGTAAACAATATTAAAGCAGGCCCCCTAACAGGTAATAAAAATCTTGCTTTTGGCGTTAAAAACGTACTACAGGAGGCCCTTCAAGATAAGGGCTTTAGTTTAGTAGACAGATTTGATGCTGATTATGTTATAGATGTAGAAATTTCTTTCTTCGATGTAGAACAGACCAAGCAAGGTATTTCTGTTTTCCATGAAGATAAGAATGAAGTTGTAATAAGGATGAGAGGTACTTTATCAGATGGATTTGGTAAAGCTTTAAAGACTATAAACACTGAAGATAGATCTTCAGAAATAAGTACATCCACGTTGTTGATAAATGAAGGAGGTCAGTTTAATTCTGCCGTACAAAGAAATGCAATTAAAAAAGCGTGTGTTTCGGTTGTGACAAAATTATTCTAAATTATGAAACATTTATTGACAACAATCTTACTATGTGTAGGATTTTTTGGATTCGGACAAAATTTACAGTTAACTAATGGAAGTCCTGCAACAGGCATACCTACTTGGTTTATGTCTCCGAGTACTATTAACAAGAATATAAGGGGTAATAATATTCAAAAAGGAGATACTGTTGCTCTTTATTTTAACTTAGTAGAAAACGGATCTCACATTAGAGGTTTCTTTTTTGATATGCAATATCAGTATAAGCAGATTACCTATATAAGTGCATCTCTAGATACAGCAGTAGGAGGATCAGCGCACGGTATAGTTCCAGTAGCAAACTACTTCTATACATACGACTATCCCGGGTATATCTGGAATGGACCTAATGGTACAGATGCATCTTGGAATTATAATCGTATGAGTTATAATTACAATAACGGTAATAATGCTATCTTACGTTTATATAGTAACTATGCAACCAATACGGATTTCGCAGACGGTAGATTTTTAAAAGTATTATTTAAATATAATTCTAATATACCTGCAGGATTTGCATATGATAGTCTGTACTTTAACTGGGCCTATACCTACAATACAGCAGGGCAAATGATTAATTCATATATGCCTTATCCTCAATCAGTATGGACTACCTTAGAGCCAGGAGCTAACGACTTAGTTAACGGAGAAGTAAGATTAAACTTCTCAGGCGGTTCAGATATTAAAGCTTCAGCAGCACCTGTATTTAATATTATAGATTCAATAACTAATATAACTGTTGCTAAACTAAGTATCGGTAACAGCGGCGTTTATCATTTAACAACTGAAGTTAAACCTAATACGGTATACAAAGTTAATCTAGCAATAGATAGCATGGCTTATTACTTAAACAAAGCTGTAACTGTATCAGACTATACTAAAGCAGCTTATGAATTTGCACAGCAGAATATAGACGGCACTTTTAAATGGAGTACTAACATTACTACTGGAGCAGGAGCTTGGGCAGCTGATGTAAATAATAACGGTAAGTTTGATGGTGGCGATCCTATTGTAATTCTAAACCAAGTAATGGGATTAGATAGTATTTCAAAATATAAGTCATATCCTTTAGTTCTAAGACAAACTGCCTTAGACTCATTAACACCGGCAGATGTATTTACTTCTGGGTTTAGTTCTAAGTTTAACGACACTATCAGATATAAAACAACAGACACTACTTCCACTTTTAACTTAGGATTTGTAGTTCCAGGTGACATTAACCACTCACATTCATCAGCACCAATTGCTACTAACGGTACTATTAAGTCAAATAGCATTAAAGGATTTGCAGTTAACACAATTCAAACCTTACCCGAAATTGATGTAAGTTTAAATAACGTAGTTGTATCAGGAGACACATTATCGATTCCATTCGATGTTGATACGAAAGGCAATAAGATGGATGCACTACAATTTGAAATTGTATACGATCAGTCTAAGTTACAATTTACTAATCTAGCCGTTAATATAGGTGAATGGTTAAATTTTGCTACAATTGTAGACGGTAAGTTAAGGTTTGGCGGTATCGATAAAACATTAAAATTTCCGATTACCGGCAAAACAACACCATTCAGATTAAATTTCAAAACACTACAGCCAGGAGTTAATATCAATACGGTTATTAGAGTATCTCCAGTAATGGATGCAGCAGATAACATTGGTAATCAATTAGGTATAAATTTAAACACAAACATTTTAAAAATCATCGGATCAAATAACTTCTAATATGAAAAAATTAACATATATTTTAATAGCAAGTTCAGTAATATTTATTACTAGCTGTACAAAGATAGTATCTCCTCCAGTTCCCGGAATAGAAGTAACTAAAACTGATATAGGTACATTGAGTATCAGTAAGGTTGTGAACGACGGAAACTTTGAAGCTACAGTAACAGGTTTAACTATTGGAAGTAAGTATAGCTTACAGATAGTAGATATAAACCAAGACGTTTTTAAGAATGTAAAGGTAGAAACCATAAGCGATGCTTTTACAACTAGTTTTGCAGTTAAGTTAAAAGATGGAGCCTACGATATTATATTTGTTGATAGTAAAGCAAATACGATAGGTAGAACTCCATTAATTATTAAAAATTAGTATATGGCAAAAGCAACAAAAACAACAAAAACAGCTGAAGATGCTGCAATGGCTAAGAATGAAAAGCATAACGACGGTACAATGACTGGTTTAAAGAAAACTATTATTGGTACAGTTGGTACACTAATAACTGCAGGAGGTGCGTTTTTACTGACCTACTTACAGAAACCAAAAGAAAGTGATAAGCAAGTTCAACCGCAAAGTATTAATATCAACGTTCCAGCACAACAGCAATCAACAGGCGGAACTAAGACAGTGGTTATAAAAGAAAAAGCAGCTGAAAAAACAGCAACTCCAGTTAAGAAAAAAGAAGGAGACGAGTTTAAAGAGGAAGCTCCTAAATGGTAATTTACAATCACAATTAAAATTCACAATCATGACTTTTAAAGAATGGATTATTTCTCTTTTTAAAGATGAAAGAGGTGCTATTTCAGTTAAACCTGTAATTGCATTTATCGGTGCATTATTCCTTTGCGGAACAATGTTAGCAAATAGCTTTTCAGAAGACCATTTTAAACCGGCAGCTGAATTAGTAAACGCAGTAATGGTAATAACAGTAATTGGAATGGGTGCTGATACCTTAGATAAGTTTACTTCCAAGAAAAAAGAAGAAGCGTAACCAAGAGGGGACCTTCGGGTCCCTTTTTTTAAATAAAATATATGAATAAGTTTTTTAATGTTTTTGTAAGAGTTTGTTTAGCATGGGCTATAATTGCCTTAACGTTTCAAGTTACAATGTTAACTTTAAGTTATACAAACCCTAAGTTAGCAACGAAAGTCGGTAATGAATTAAGTTGGAAATTAGATGGTCGATTTAAAAAATAAGTATGAGAGTTTTTATAATTATTTTAGGATTTATACTAGCATGCTTAATAACGGATAAAGCATTTGGACAAACTATAGGTTCAACAAAAACAGAGCAATATAAAGCTTCTTTTGAAACAAAAATAGACATTAGTCAATTTTTAAATTATGAAGGACCAACAATACCAATTCAAATTCTTAAATGTGGTATTGGTGATGATGTTTATGAGCAATATCCTGAACTCAAAGAAAAGAAAGTGGGTTTGGGTGTGGCTAACATCTCGTTGGAATATCTTGAAAATCTTAACCGATTTACATTTACAGAAGATAAGACAGAGATTAAAAACAGAATGGTTAAGCAGTTTCAAGCTTCCCAAGCTGGAATAAGTCAAGATAAGTTAGACGGTAGAGGTAAGATAAGATTAGCACACTACTTTGTAGAGATAGAAGTTTACGACTGGTCTGTATCAGATGATGAAGAAATAAATTTAAAAGACGGAGTTAAGAATACTATGGTAACTCGTCTAGGTTTACAAGTTCGTTTTACAGATGCAGAGACAGGAGAAATTATAGCTGCATCAGGCTTAGGAGAAGCTAAGACAACTAGAGAGTTAACTCTACTATCAGACGCTACAGTAGATCCAGTTAAGTTTAATCAATCAACAGTTAGTATAGCTACTAAGAAAGCTTTAGATATTGCTTGTAGTAGAATACTTGCTCGTATGGTTAAGAAAAATATATTTAAAAATTAATTTATGGGAACAGCAGCACCAAAGAAAAGAGCAATGCGCAGTAGACGCTCTGGAGTTAAAAAATTAACTTTAGTAAAAAAGAATTTAGAAATATTAAATAAAGTAAAATGATAAAGTTATCAGATTTAATTTTAGAGACTACTAATCAAAGCGAAGCATTTGAAGAGTTTGCTGAGAAGAGATTTAAAGGAGCTAAAAAAATAGCAGATAATGCTAAAGAAAAAGGCGGACCTTCTATGTTAACCTACCATCACTTTGTAGTGAAGCTTCCTTACTATACTAAAGCTGAAAATGGTAAGATGGATATGGAAGCAGCACAAAAAGAATATACACAGTTTGTAGAACAGTTAGCTTCTCAAAAGAAAAATATTAAAATGTCTATGATTGAGTTTCAAAAATTAGTTGGTAAAATTGAGGTATTGGGTGAATTGATTTTAAAAAATAAGTAATATGAAAAAAACTCTATTCTTTTTATTAATATTTCCAGCAATAGCTTTCTCACAAGTGTCGAGTTGGAGAACTGCCTCATCTCAGCAATCGCAAACATCACAACCAAGAGTTCAACAATCAACTTCACAACAACAAAATAATGTAAGTCAATGGAGAACCCAAACTGCACCTATTAGACCTGGTGATAACTTTGAAGGACAGTCATTAGTAAGAAAATATAGACCTACAACATACAATCCTTATGGTTTACAGTACGGTGTATGGGGATGGTATCAACCCTATCCTTATATTTGGTATGACAATTACGGATGGAGACAGAGAAGTGTAGTTCGCATCTATGAAAACGGAAAAAGAGATACAGTTGCTTCAACACCAACATTATTTTCAGCAGGTATAGGACATACAACTAATAAACAAACAGCTTATTGGGGATTAATTGGCAGTAATAAAGGATATTTCATTATGGATTATGTAATGACTTATGCTATAGACCAAAACAGCTATTTCCCATATGGTCAAATTAACAATGTAGACTTTCCACTTAGCAAAAATGATTGGAAAAAAGAATCAACGTTCTATGTAGGTGGGGGTAAAAGAATTGGTAAAATAGGAATACATGGTATGATAGGATTCGGTAATGAAGTTATTAGATGGCAAGGTAAAGATGCAATAGGCGGTATATCATTTCCAAAATCAAATTCATCATTCACTACATTCAAAGTCGGGTTAATAAGAGACTTTAAATTTTTTACATTAAAATTAGATACCGACCCAATTAGAGGATATTCACAAATCGGAATTGGACTTAATAACAAATAATGAAAAGATGGATATTAAACTTTTCAATATTAGTTTTGTTTTTATTCGCTTCTAAAGCGAACGGTCAGACTATTACTACCACTTACACTGATCCCTGTACAAACGAAATCAAGACGCTAGTCATACCTGCAATAGGTCCTGGCGTTGTTGTTATGTATAGAGGTTCATACAAACTAGTAACTGCAGCTGATGTTAAAAGCGGTGCTTTTCAAGCATGGATAACATCAGTTACAGCTTCAATGCCATGTCCAACAACAGTAACCACAACTATAGCACAACAAGCCGCAACAGCAGCTTCAAACGCAGCCTCACAAGCCGCATCAGCAGCAGCCAGCGCAGCAGCTTCTTCCGCAGCATCGTCGGCAAGTTCAAGCGCTTCTTCCTCAGCTTCATCAGCAGCTTCATCAGCCGCAGCAAGCGCTTCCTCTTCCGCTGTGAGTGCACCACCGGCAGCGTCTTCTTCTCCTGCATCAACTTCATCGGGATCATCCTCACAATCCCAATCGTCATCATCTTCTGGGGAATCGTCTTCATCCAGTTCTTCATCGGCAAGCAGCGGAGGAGAGCAAAAGAGTTCAGAAGGAGGTTCAAGTAGTAGCTCTTCAGAGGGTAAATCTGAAAGCAGTTCTTCTGAATCTAAATCAGAAAGTAAATCAGAATCTAAATCAGAAAAAAAATCTGAAGAGAAGAAGAAACAAGAAGAAGAAAAGAAAAAGAAACAGGAAGAACGAAAAGCAAATCCTCCTGTAGTAAAGGCAGACTTATCTGTTATACAGATGGGTAGTGTCGTTATTCCTACTTTCAATGTTAATATGTCCAAGTCTCTAAACGAAGGAATGTTTAGCTACGGATTAAATACTTCAGTTAGAGCAGATTTAAAGCAAGTAGTGATTGGAGGAAGTACTTCTGATATAATAATGAGAAAAGGTAAGTTATTGGGAGTAACTTCTACTAGTGTAACTTATGTAACAGATTGGAATAATAAATTTATATTCTATGGATGGAGCTTTGTCAAACCTTTACAGAAAGGTGCAGTAGCAGGTCTAGCTCTAAGTGGAAATACTCTATTACTAACTGGAAGCCAAACCTTAATATCCCCTTCTATCATAGCCTTCTATACCAGACCTTATCAGATTAGTAAGAAACAGGTGATATCCCCGGAGATTTACATTATCTCCTCACCCGTGATGTTTGGTCAACAAGATAAAAAAGCTACGTATGACCCCAATCTCTCCTTCTTTACGGGAGCTGGTACGGATATTAAATTTAGTAAGAAGTTTAAACTAAATATTAATTTTAAAGTTAATATAAGTACTAATTCAAACGTTCCGGTTATGTCTGTATTTGCCATTGGCTCAAAAATAAACATATAAAAAGTTGGTAGATTAAGGTAAAGTTCCTATATTTATATATATGAAAGTAACTTATAAAAACCGCTATAGAGACGAAATTACTTTCGAGCATAAAGGGAATACCGTTGAGATGCTCGGGGGGCAATACTTTAGATACGGATGGCCTAATGTCTATGATAGAGCTTATGAAAAGTATGTAGAAAGTGCATTAATAGATGCAGGGCTTGAAGGTAGTCAAATACTGACGCAAGAGGAGTTTGAGAAGGTACTGTTTGTTACTAAAGACGAAGATAAGTACGAAAGTAATGCCCTTTATAGACTATTTGGAAGGTACATCTATTCAGATACAGATACTATCGATATGGTTGATCCATCAGGAGGCCCTTATATTTCTTTAGGAGACAATTTAAAAATGTTTTTTGAGAAAGACTACCGGGATTTAATTATAACGGAAATTAAACTAGATAAAGATAAAGTAACATTTACAATTAAATAATATGAGTATAGATTTTGCAAAGTATGCTGGAGTTACTATAAGGTTAACCAAGCTAAAAGATAATAAGTTTAATAATGATCATCCAAACGGTATTAACGAAGGATATGTTAAAGAAGGAGTAATTAATGTAGATAAGTCTAACGAACATCAATGCTTCCTAATAATACAAGGAGATAGATTTTGGAACACTTCTCATGTAGCAGATATAGAAGAGAAGGAAGGCTATGACATAGCAACTACTTTAAACTCTACCTATAAGGTAGAGGTATTAGTTGCAGATTTAAAATAAAGTTCGTACATTTAAAAAAAGATAAAAATGGTATTATATTTTACAGCAACATGGTGCGGTCCATGTAAAATGTTTAAACCTACAGTTCAAGCAGTAAGTGCAGAAGTAGGCGTAGGTATTAATTATGTTGACGTAGATCAACAACCGGATATGGCACAAAAATATAACATATCAAGCGTTCCTACTATTATTGTAGAGAATAACAGTAATGTATTATATAGAAACTCTGGGGTAATGTCAAAACCTCAGTTAACTCAAGTTTTGACACAATTCAGGTAATATTATTTAACCAAAAAAAGAAAAGAAGAATGAAAAAAGTATTCGCAATTTTCGCTATCGCTGCATTAGCTGCATGTGGTAGTGCTTCTACAGAAGTTAAAGCTGATTCAGCTGCAACTACAGTAGATACAGCTACAGCTACTACAGATTCAACTGTAGCTCCTATCGAAGCAAAGAAGGACGTAGCAGTAGAAGAAGTTAAGTAATTAACAAAGACGTCAGGGTGTCGGGCCTGCAAAGACTACGTAGTTAGAAAGGTCTTTTATTATATATTTATAATACAGTTCTTTAGAATATGGGGCATCCTTGGAATTGATCCGTAATTCGGAGGTAATACCACACGCGGACAAAGTAAGATAAGTCCTTAAAACCTTACGAAACAATAACTGTAGAATTATCTACTATGACCTTCGAAGACTTAATGTCTTTCGTAGGTGCTGATGAGTACGCTTACGCTGCTTAATCACATCCCGTATCACTCATGGGACTTTAAAAAGAAGTGACAACCCCGCTATAGTCTCAGTATTATAGCTCTGCTCCTTCTGGGAGTTTCTTGGTAGTCATAAAACCAAGTGGTGGTAGTCGTAAGAACCAAAAATCATATACGACCCTCTACTGATCAGGATAAAAACAGATCTAAGCGTGTGAGACGTTGGTATTATTGTTCATTACGGAGACATGGGTTCGACTCCCATATGCTCCACCAAAAATAAAGGTTATGAAATGGATAGCTTCGTTTATCTTAGCAGTGCTATTTACCCTTCCATCGAAGAGTACAATATCATTCTTTAAAGCAAAGGAATCAGTACCTGTAATTACAGACACAGTAACGGTGACGACTTATACCACTGATCCAGGCGAAACTGATGAAGAGCCTCTTATTACTGCAAGCGGTTTTAAACTTGATTCTTTAAATCCAAGAAGACACAAGATAATCGCTATAAGCAGGGACTTAAAAAAGCGGTATCCATTTGGTTCTAAAGTAAGAGTAACTGGTCTTGGAAAAAAGTACGACGGAGTATATAGAGTAGAAGATGTAATGCACTCAAGGTGGAGAAAAAAAATAGATCTACTTCTAAATCCTAAAGACAAACACTTTAAAAAGAGAAGAGTCGTAATAACTCCTATCGAAAAGTAATATCGCGAGATAGAGCAGAGGTAGCTCACTAGGCTCATAACCTAGGGGTCGGAGGTTCGAATCCTTCTCTCGCAACAAATAACACTACCTGCCGCTGGTATAACCAGAGCATGACTTGGATGGCGACTTTGAAAAATAGTAGGTAGTTGTTACAATATTAAAGGTTGATTGGGAAATCTTATACTTTTTAACTGTAGAAAGGGCTAGTATAGGGTGAGGGGGCGCAAGCCAAAGTAAAGCTAATCGTAAAAGTAGATGTCCACGCACCCATCTTCTACTTTCCTAATTTTACATGCCAGAGTGGCGGAATAAACAATGTATTGCTGAACCTCGAGCCGTAATGCATTGAGACGTACCTAATCCGGAGTGGTGCAGTAACCGAAAAGGACTGCGTGAAGTTAAACAGTACTTCCTCTGGTACCTTAAAGACGTTGGCTGTCAAAACGTCTCTAAAATAAGCAGGACCATTAGCATTGACGTCTTAAGCTGGTGGTTGGTGGTTAGAAAAGGAACGTAATGCCAAGGGTCTGCAGCCCTCGTCTAAGTATTACCTCCACCGTAACGGAAAGATGGCAGAGTGGTTGAATGCACCAGTCTTGAAAACTGGCAACTGTAATAGGTTCTGGGGTTCGAATCCCTGTCTTTCCGCATTGCCCTTTAGTATAACGGTAGTACGACTGTTTTTGGTGCAGTTTGTTGAGGTTCAAATCCTTGAGGGGCAACTAAAATTAAACATATGCTTTTTATTTATTACATTATTTGTGTTATCTATTGTTTCTACCAGTTAAACAACAGATATAAAAAAACAGGAACTGAATATAATTCTCCTGAAATGGATGCTATTATGGTTGTAGTAATGGCTTGGGTATTAGCTCCAGTCGATGTATCTTTAACCTGGATACGTAAGTACAAGGAAGCTGAACAAGCTAGAATCAATCAAATGAAGTTTGATATTAGTCTTAAAGAAGATGATATTGATTAAAATTGTAGGGTGGTGAAAGCGGCCAGCATGGCATACACACCCTCTCGTCTCGAGGGCGCAGAGAACGAAATAGAAAAGTAGTATGGGGTTGACCACCAGCTTGCAAGCATTGTGCTACTTTTTAAATCGCTGCGTGGAGGTTCGAATCCTCCCCCTACAGCAAAATTAAACCAGTCTAAAAGTTGTTAGATTGGTTTTTTTATTTTACATTTAAATAATAAAACAAATAATATGGCACAGCAGAATTTAAACATTACAATGGACAAGACTACTCCTATCGTATGTGAAGAATGTCAAAATGAGACATTTAATCAAGTAACCTTTTTACGTGAAGTAAGTAAGTTTATTGCAGGTACTGACCAAGATGCTTTAGTTCCTATCCCAAGCTTTGCATGTACTAAGTGTGGGCATGTAAACGAAAAGTTTCAACCTAAAAACTTAGGAGTATAATGGAAATAAACGTTAAAGAGTCTAGTAATCTAAACCCTATAGAATTTGAAGATGGTTACGTGACTGATACAGTAGTTACTTCTATTATTAACCAGTTCGTAAAAAGAGCTCAGTTTGGCAAAGAGAAGTACGGTACTGATTTAGACCGTAAAGACTTAACTACTCTAGATTGGATTGAGCATGCTAAACAAGAATTAATGGACGGTATTTTGTATTTAGAAAAACTTAAACAAACCCTAAGTGAGTAAAACCGTTTCGTTTTCTCAGTATCAAATTTATAAGAACTGCCCCCACCAATGGTATTTGAATTATGTTAAGAAGCTACAACCTTTTAAACCTAGTATTCATTTAATCTTTGGAACAGCCTTTCATGAGACTCTACAGAATTATCTTCAAGTAATGTTTGATACATCTGCTACTGAAGCAGATAAGATTCACCTACCTACCTACTTTAAGGCTAGATTGATGGAACTATATAAACAAAATATAGGCCAAGGTCATTTCTCTACTCCTCAAGAACTATCAGAGTTTTACGAAGATGCTGTTGCTATTCTAGATTTCTTTAAACGAAAAAGAAACCTATTCTTTAGTAAAAAGAATACTAAGCTAGTTGGTATAGAGATACCTATCGCAGGACCTATTGTAGAAGGTATAGAGAACGTCAAGATGAAGGGCTTTATTGATTTAGTACTCTACGATAAGGTCTTAGATAAGTATACGATTTACGATATTAAAACCTCAACAAGAGGATGGTCTGATTATGAGAAGAAAGATCAAACCAAAGTAAATCAAATACTACTCTATAAGAAGTTCTTCTCAAGAGAGAGGGGAATTCCTGAAGATAAGGTAGATGTACAGTTCTTTATAGTTCGTAGAAGAATCAATGAGAATTTAGAGTATGCACCTAAGAGAGTACAAGAATTTGTACCTGCACATGGTACTAAGAAAGTAAATGATGCTTTCGAAGATATTCAGAATTTTGTTAAGGATGTATTTACTTTAGAGGGAGAGTATCAGGAGAAGAAATACCCGAAAAACGTTGATAAATGTAAGTTCTGTCCTTATATTGATAAACCTGATCTTTGTAATAAAAAAAATGATTAGATATATAGTTCTATATATAGGCCATGCTATTTATTAACAAACAAATATTATGCACATAGGTAAAAAAGGAGATATTCTTACTACAGTAAGGCTTCAAGACGAACTATTTAATACTTTTAAGTCAGAGGCTGTAAAGAATAAGATTACAATGAGAAATTTATTAGAGAGAGCAATGTTCCTCTATTTAACAGACGAGTCTTTTAAGAAGACTATTAACAATCAATTAAACGCACGTTATACATCAACAACAAACGAATAGATAGTTATGCTAAAAGAAGGTTATATTCTACAAGCAGATAGAAAGAAAATTCTACTACTCTGCGACGATATCAGATTTACATCTGGTATTTCAACAATGGCTAAAGAGATTGTCATTGGAACAGCACATCGTTTTAACTGGGTAAACTTAGGAGCTGCAATCAATCACCCTGATCAAGGTAAGAGATTTGATATTTGTCAAGACACAGGCACTTTAGCAAATATTCCAGATGCCTCGGTGTTCATTATTCCATCTTCAGGTTATGGATCCCCTGAATTATTACGTCAAGTAATCGATCTAGAGAAACCAGATGCAATTATGTTTTTCACTGATCCACGTTATTGGATATGGTTGTTTCAAATGGAGAGTGAGATTAGAAAAAAGATGCCAATGATCTATTTGAATATTTGGGACGACTTACCTGCACCAATTTATAATAAACCTTACTATGAATCTTGTGATACATTATTAGCTATTTCAAAACAAACTGCTAATATTAATAGACTGGTGTTAGGCAGTAAAATGAAAGATAGAATAGTAAAGTATGTACCTCATGGAATTAATGAAAATGTATTCTTTCCTCAAACTAAAGATGCTCCTGAAGTAGTAGAAATGAGAAAGCAGTATTTTGGAGATAATCAACCAGAGTTTGTAATATTATATAACGCTAGAAATATTAGACGTAAATGTACTTCTGATTTAATCCTAGCTTGGGCTCAATTCTGTGATAAGATTGGAAAAGAGAAAGCTAAAAAATGTACTTTGTTATTACATACACAACCAGTAGATGAAAACGGTACAGATTTAATTGCTATAACAGATCTATTCTGTGATTCAGAATACCAACGAGTAGTATTTTGTAACAATAGATACTCTCCCTATCAAATGAATACCATGTATAATTGTGCAGATGCTGTAGCCTTAGTTTCTTCTAATGAAGGCTGGGGCTTATCTCTAACAGAGGGTATGATGTGCGGTAAGATGATTATAGGAACTGTTACAGGCGGTATGCAAGATCAAATGAGATTTGAAAATGAAAAAGGAGACTGGATAGACTTTGATGAAACCTTCTGTAGTAATCACTTTGGTACTTATAAGAAACACGGAGAGTGGGTAGTACCTGTATTTCCTTCTAATATGTCAATTGTAGGTTCTATTCCAACCCCGTACATATTTGACGATAGAGCTGACTTTAGAGAAATTGCAACAGCTATAGAAAAAATATACAATCTAACTCCAGAAGAAAGAACTGAGAAAGGTTTAAAAGCTCGTGAATGGGTTACTTCAGACGAATCAATGCAATCGGCTAGAATGATGGCTAAGAATGTAATTGATGGTGTTGAGGAAACGTTTACTAAGTGGAAGCCAAGAAAGAAATACGAGTTAATTAAAGTTGAAAAATTAGAAAAGAAAAAAGCATTACATCCTATTGTATATTAAAAAATAAAGTTTATATTTAAAGCATGAAACAATACTGCGTTATATCAGCACCTCCAGATACCTATTCAGGGTACGGTGCAAGATCAAGAGATTTTATCAAAGCTATCTACGAGTTAAAAAAAGACGAGTGGGATATTAAAATAATGCCTCAGAGATGGGGAAATACTTCTTGGGGTTTTTTAGAAGACTTTAAAGAAGAGTGGGGATGGATGATACCTTTACTAGTAAAAGGCCCTCTAACTAAACAACCAGATATTTGGTTTCAAGTAACAATTCCTAATGAATTTCAACATGTAGGTAAAGTTAGTATAGGCGTTACAGCTGGTATTGAAACAACTGTATGTGATTACGGTTGGATTGAAGGTTGTAATAGAATGGACTTAACTTTAGTTTCTTCTGTTCATGCTAAGACAGTCTTACAATCTACCTCGTATGCTAAGAATGATGCTCCATCAGTACAACTTAAAATTGAAAAACCAATAGAGGTTTTATTTGAAGGAGTAGATCTTAACAAATACTTCTACATGCCTGATGAAAAGATACCAGAAACAGACTTAGTATTAGAATTAGATGAAATCAAAGAAGAATTTTGCTTCTTATACGTAGGTCACTGGTTACAGGGTGATCATGGAGAGGATAGAAAGAATACAGGTAAGATGATTGAAACGTTTTTACAGACATTTAAAGGAAAGAAAAAGCAACCTGCTTTAGTGTTAAAGACCTCTCACGCAACGTCTTGTATTATGGATAGAGAGGATACTTTAAAGAAAATAGATACTGTTAGAAAGATAGTTGGCGAAGAGGGTTTACCGAACATCTACTTACTACATGGTGATTTAGATGATGAAGATATTAACTCTCTCTATAACCATCCTAAAATGAAAGCGATGATATCGTTCACAAAAGGAGAAGGTTATGGTAGACCGTTAGCAGAATTTTGTTTATCTAAAAAACCGGTAATTGCTTCTGCCTGGTCCGGTCAATTGGATTTCTTAGATAAAGAATTTGCTATACTACTTCCAGGTACCCTAACCCCCGTACACCCTTCTGCTCAATCTGCTAACTTAATTTTACCTAATTCGAATTGGTTTACTCCGGATTATAATGTTGCATCTAAAGTATTAGAGGATGTATATCAGAACTATAAGAAATATGAAGATAGAGGTAAACGTCAAGGACATAAAGTAAAGACTGAATTTAGCTATGATAGTATGGTATTATTCTTGTCTACCTATTTAAGTAAGTATATAAATATACCTAAACAAGTAGAATTAAAATTACCTCAGTTAAAGAAAATATCAATATAATGACTAGCAAAGAATATGTAATCTGGTTAAAAGGATTCACAAAAGGAGTTCACGAATTTAACATCACTCCTAAGCAATGGAGTAATCTAAAGGATACATTAAATGAAGTAAGTGATGAACCTGCTAGGACATCAAGTTACGGTTCAATAACTCTTACTTCAGGATCTAACGGAACAGCAACAAGTACTAATTCCTTCCCTTCCTTTACAATTACAAGTACTAATCAAGAATTACTATTAGATAGTAAAGTAATTAAAGAAAAAAGAAGCGTTGAAGAAGATTACGACCTAGGAGGTTCAGAATAAAATAAAATTATATGAAAGACGAATTAGTAATATGCCCTTTATGCGAATGTGATGGATGTTATAAAACTCCAATCAATGAAACTAAGTTTAACTACTTCTGTTGGGGATGTGGATTTCAGACAAACGACCTAATGAAAGAAGGTGAGTTTGATTTTGAAGCTTACGAAGAAACTCTACCTGAACTTTATAAAGATATTAAAGGTAAAGATGATGAAGGTAAAGTATGGTATCCTATTAGTATTAATATACCTGATAAAGGAACTGTATTTTTAAATGGAACAGATGTAAAAGATGTACGCTGGTCTGCAATAAAAGTCGTATCTTTAACAGAAGAAGAAAAACAAGAACCTAAGTATAAGAATTTAACTTATAAGTCAGATGCTAAATCTCTAAAAAATTTCGGCGAAGACTTTATAGAAGCTTGTGATTATATTGGATTATTTGAAAATTAAGTTATGGTATCAATTAGTTATGCAATTACTGCCTGCAATGAGCATGTTGAATTAGAGAAGTTATTAGATATTTTAAATGAGCATATTAATCCTAGAGATGAAATAGTAGTTCAAATGGATAATAATGTTACTAAGGAAGTAAAAGAAGTAGCTCTAAAGTATAATGTAGGTACAGAATACGATTACCATAGAATATGGTATCCTTTAAACAACGATTTTGCAGCTTTTAAAAATCACTTATCAAGCATCTGTAGCCGTGATGCTATCTTTCAAATAGATGCAGACGAATATCCTCATCCAGAGTTATTAGCAAACCTGCCCTCTATCTTAGAAGCTAACCAAGAGGTAGATGTATTTTTAGTTCCTAGAATTAATACAGTAGAAGGCTTAACTGAAGATCATATTAAAAAATGGGGCTGGAAAGTAGAGCAGGGTAGAGTTAATTTCCCTGACTATCAATGGCGTATTTGGCGAAATCATAGAGGGGTAAAGTGGGTGAATAAAGTACACGAACGTTTAGATGGATTTAAAATGTATACTAATCTACCTCCTATAGAGGAATGTTGTCTTTATCATCCTAAAGACATTGTTAGACAAGAAAAACAGAACGCCTACTATGACACAATCTAAGATAGCTTTTTTAACTGAGATGGGTTTTAAAGGTAAGATTACTGCTAATTATGAAAATATGCGGACAGAGTTTGCGTGGATGCATGCTTTAGACGCAGATCATTATAATCTTTACTTTGATATTACCGACGGACGTATAACTGATTACGACCACGTATTTATAGTTTTTCCAAAAGGTAAAACTTTTTTAAGTGCTGAAGGAAGTAGGTTAGTAGAAGAAGAAAATCCTAATAGCGAGTTACTACGTTTAGATGTAGTAAAGATGTTAAAAGATAGAGGTAATAAAAAAGTATATTACGTACAGGAAGGACCTCATTGGTGGTGGAATGATTACGAAGTAGTAGATCAAGTTAACTTTTATAATTTCCTATTATCGGTAGATGCTATTTTTGCACATAATACTGAAGATCAAAAATACTATCTAGGTTTAATACCAGGTAAAGTAGTAACAACCATACCCACACTAATGATTGAAAACTCAGTCAAAAATGTAAAATGGCAACCGGAAGATAAGGCTATTATAGGAGGTAACTTTGCTAGATGGTACGGAGGGTTTGAAAGCTTTATAGTAGCACAAGAGTTTCAAGTTCCTATTTGGGGACAGACCTCTCATGCTTTGAGAGAGAATGAAAATCAATTAATAAAACATTTACCTAGAGTGAGTTGGGTTAATTGGATTAAACAATTGAGTACGTTTAAATACGCTATTCATTTAATGCCTACAGTAGCTGCAGGTACATTTGCTTTAAATTGTGCTTACTTAGGAATACCTTGCATAGGGAATAATAAAGTCGATACACAGAAGATATGTCATCCAATGCTATCGGTAGATGTAGAAGACGTTAACACTGCTAGACAATTAGCTAGTCAGCTAAGAAAAGATAAAAGCTTTTATGAAGAGTGTAGTAGAGTGGCAAGAGCAGGATATGAAGTAGCTTACTCTTTAGACGGATGGAAAGATAATATGAAGAGAAAATTAGATACATTAATATGAAATTAGAAAAGAATTGTAATATAGATCCGACAGCTAGGATTAGTGAATTTACTAATCTATACGGTTGTGAAATTAAAGAAAATGTTTTTGTAGGTCCGTTTGTTGAAATACAAAGCAATGTAACTATAGGAGCTCGTTCTAGAGTATCCTCACATTCCTTTATATGCTCAGGAGTAAGTATAGGCGAGGATTGCTTTATTGCACATGGTGTAATGTTTACAAACGATAAATTTACAGAAGGAAGAGAGAAGTGGTTAGAAAGAGGTACTCAAATAGGAAATAGAGTAAGAATAGGCTCTAATGCAACTATACTACCCGTTATAATTGGAGATGATGTAATAATAGGAGCAGGAGCAGTAGTAACTAAAAATATACCGTCAGGTACAACAGTAAAAGGAAATCCGGCAAAATAAAATATATGAATGATAGCATAGTGAGGGGTAATAATACTTCAGACCATTGGGATAGTAAGCATAGTACGGATTATGGAGATGTTGTAAATCCCTATAAAGAGGTTTACGGTAGACTAGGTTACGGGAACTGGGAGGATCTAACTGAAGCAGATCAAGGCTGTGCTATTAGAATTATTAAAGAAAATTATGAAGCTATTAGACGTAAGTCTTATTTGAATATAGGATGTGCACACGGAACAATGGACTGGTACCTTAAAGAAAGAATTATACCGGAATGGGAAGTAACAGCTTTAGACTTTAGTGGATTAGTAATTGAAGCTAATAAAAAGCGTTACGATAAAATAAACTGGGAAGTTAGGGACGTTCTATTAAATCCAATAGAAAAAGATTACGGGGTTATAACCTGCCTTCAAACGATAGAGCATTTTGCTGAAGGGGATAACTATAAGTTTTTGGATAATACTCTAGAACATTGCGAGTATCTTATTTTAGCTACAGTAGATACTAAGGACGATTGTTTTGGAGAACATATTTCACACTATACCATAGATATATTCGAAGAAAAAGGGTATGATGTTAAGTGGAAAGCTAAGTTACAGGAAATACAAATGCCCGATGGAATTTATAATTACATTATCTTCTTAATTAAAGGAAAGTTAGACTGATGATAAACATCATACATAATACATACGAGAAGAATAAATACCTTAGGGAATCTGTAATATCTAATGTTAAGGCAATAAAAGATACTACATTAGATTTTAACTACATTATCTTCAATGATCATGGAGATAAATCGATATACGAAGATGTGAAGGACTTGGTAGGAGGAAGCGTATCTTATGTTTATTCCGATATAAATTACGGACTGAAAGTATGTAGCGGAGGTTGGGTAGGAGCTATTCCTTTTACTAAACCTGGTTTAATTCACAATATAGGCCAAGACGATGTCTATACTTCTCTATTTTATCTCTCCTTAGTAGAACGACTTCAAGACCCGGAGATAATGCTAGCATATGCTAATGGCTTTAAAGTTAATACCAATCTAACCTTACAAGGTCAAACCTTAGGTCCTTTACAAAATTTAGATTATAGTAAGCCTACCGAAATATTTAATAACTGGTTTGGAGTTCAAAACGGTATTATAACTAGAGCAAATAATTTCATTCCAGCACCGGGAGTAATTTATAAAAGAGAGCTTCACGATTTAATTGGCCTACCTAATATAGAAGCATTTAAAGGTTCAATTGATTTTGAATATTGGGCTAGAGTCTTATTTACTGGGCATAAAGTCTCTTATGAATATAGACCTTTATGGTTATATAGAATGTCAGAATACAGTTTAGGTTCTAGACCATTAGCAGAAAGAGAAACACCTAATTGGAATAATTTAATAGTAAAACAATATCAAGAATGGCTAACGCAATCATTACAGGGGGTGCAGGATTTATTGCATCACATTTAGCTGAAGCAATAGCTAAAGACTACGATAAAATATTTTTAGTAGATAATTTAGTTAGAACAGGCAATACTAGAAACATAGACCACTTAATACAACGTTCTAAGTATGAGTTTCTTAATTTAGATATTTCAAATGTAAGAGATATAGCTAAGTTATCTAATATTAATGAAGAAGAGAGTATTGACGTAGTATACCATTTAGCTGCAACACGTATTAATCGTTGTGCTAAAAACCCTTATGAAGGACATAGATTCTTAGCTGATGGAGGTTATTATATGGTTGAATTCTGTGCTGCAAATAAAATTAAAATGTTCTTTGCATCTACTGCATCTGTTTATAATAACCCGAAAAGATTTCCAATTGAAGAGACTGATGCATGCGAACCGCATACAATATATGGTGCTGCGAAATATTACACAGAAGGATTAATGAGATCATTTGCTAAGAGTTATGGATTACAGTATTCTATATGTAGATTTTTTTCCGTATACGGAGTTAGAATGGACTGCGAAGGTGCTTATACTGAAATTATTTTTAATTGGTTGAATAATATTAACAAAGGAAAAAATAAAGTAACAGTTTTTGGTAATCCTGATGAAAAAGTATTAGATTTAGTATATGTTAAAGATGTTGTAGGAGCTATTCTTAAAGCAACTGAAGAATGGAAAAACGAAGTTTATAATGTATCTACTGAATCAGGAGTTACTATTACTGAATTAATTGAGACTATTTCTAAGACCTTAAATATAGAATTAGAAGTAGAGGTTAGAGCAGAAAATAGAACTGATATAGAAAAGAAAAGAGTTGGTTCAGTTGCTAAATTAAAAGCAATAGGATGGGAGCCTAAATACGATTTAGCAAAAGGAGTAAAAGAAACATATGAGTGGATTAGTAGTTTAAATAGTATAAGATGATAATTAAGATAGATAAGGGTATTAAAGAGCTAAAAATAGCTTTATTAGGGTTTAGACATCAGCTCCTTGTCGACGTGTTAGAAAGAAACAACCTTACCAACTATAAGATACTAAGTACATATGAAGAGATAGATGAAACGTCTGATATAGTATTCTTATCTGGCGTACATTATATAGTACCAGAAGTATACTTAAACAAACCAAAATACGGTGTCTACTGTTTTCACGAATCACCGCTACCAGAAGGTAGAGGTTCAGCACCAATACATTGGGCAGTATCAAATAATAGACCTAATTTAACAGTATCTTTATTTCAAGCTAATGCTAAAATAGATAAAGGGTTTATAGTAACTCAAGTTAATGTTCCTATAACTATAACAGATGTATATGAGGATTTAGAGAAAAAAAGACTAGAAGGAATTAAACTAGCCTTTGAAGTTCTTTTAGAGGAACTCAGTGAAGGGTGCATTGTCTTAAGAAGACAGACAGGTTCATCGAGCTATAATAAGAAACGTTCAATAACAAATTCAGAATTAGATGTAAATAAGACGTTAGCTGAGCTTTGGAATCATATTAGAGTATGTGATAACGATAAGTTTCCTGCTTATTTTAAAGTAGGAGGTAAAAAGATAACAATTAATTATAAAGTAGAAGATGATTCAAGTAACTAGATGTCCCTTAAGAATATCATTAGCAGGCGGCTCGACTGATTTACAGGAGTATTTAAAGCAGTACAAGGAAGGAGCAGTTATATCCTTTACTCCTAATTTGTTTACTTATATTATAATGAATAGATCATCTGATGATCATTACAAAGTAATATACTCAAACGTTGAAAGAGTAGTTGATACAAAAGATATAAAGAATGATATTGCTAGAGAAGTACTAACCTACTTTAATATGCCTCCTATAGAGGTTATATTTACAGCAGATATTCCATCATCGGGATCAGGCCTAGCTTCTTCGTCTTCCTATATGGTTAACTTAATTAAAGCCTGCCTTCAATTCCATAAAGAAGAAATGACTGAAGCAGCAATAGGTAAAATAGCTATTATGCTAGAACGTAGATTTAATCCTCTAACCGGATATCAGGACATATGGGGATGTCTATTAGACGGACTTAAAGTACTTAAATTCAATGAGAATGGATTATTATCTTATAAGAAATTAACAACAGGTATTTTTGATGAATACGATTTTTACTTAGTGTCTACAAATACTACCCGTTCATCGACTAGTATCTTAGAGACTATAGATTATAGTAAGGTACATGATATGTCTTTAAATACTATGTTAATGTGGGATGCAATTAACGATAATGACCCTAGTAGGGTGAAGCATTTAATTAATTCCGGATGGGAGCAAAAAAAATTAACTTCTCCTTCTATTATTAATGAACAAGTAAGTAGAATTGAAGAAACATTAAGTAAGATTCCTTCTGTAGCTGCTTGGAGATTAATAGGAGCAGGTAATGGAGGATATTTTCTTGTTTTAACCGAAAAAAATAGCTATCTTCCTCTTAAGAATATAAAAATAAGTTTATACAATGAATAAAGTAGTATTAGTTGGATGCGGATACTGGGGTAAGAATTGGTATAATACCTTAACTAAAATGCAAGATGTAAGACTAGTAGCAGTGATTGACCCTAATCCTGTTATTCCTGTATTAGGACAAGTAGATACCTTAGAAGAATTTCATCAAAGAGATTATGATTATGATTATGTTATTATAGCTACTCAAGCTGAATACCACAAAAGCTACTTTAATTACTTCAAAGATAAAATACCACAAGAGAATATCTTAATTGAAAAACCATGTGGTGTGTTGGAAGAAAGAAAAGACCTCCTAGGATGTTTCCCAGGATACCTCTTTCTCTCATCTCCTCAGTACAAGATAATCAAGTCAATGCTTAAAAATAAGACTTTAGGTGATAAGATTCTATATTCTACCTTTAAACGAGCATCAATGGGACCTAGAATTAGAACAGATGTAAGTATTATTGAAGACTATATGATACACGACCTCTACCTTTATTGTGCTCTATTTGAACATAACGAGAATGAAGTAAGCGGAGCATTAATGAGTAACTTCGATAAACCTGTATTAGAAGATACGGCATTTCTTACTGTAAAAGCTTCTGAACAAGTAACAACATTTTTTAGTTCTTGGAACTACCCACATAAAGAGCGTTTAATTGAGATAGTGGGAAATGAAGGAAGCGTAATATGGAAAGACGATAAAGTAACATTTACTCGTTCTTATTATAATAAAATAGAAGGTTTTGACAAGCACCGTAATCCCGGATATGAATTAATTGAAGGCTCTGAAGCAGATGTAACGCCCGTAATTATTAAATCAAATCTGGAATTACAATTCGAAGACTTTATTAATAGAGTAGATCGTTCGAAAATACATGCTAATACCAATAACTTAATTTGGAATATTAAACAAAATTTCTTAAATTCATAATATGAGTAGAAAAATACCCTTAGGTAAACCTTACCTTAATACTGAGAACATCTTAAGTGAGATAAGAACTGTATTAGATGCAAAATGGATAAGCGGTGGTCCAACCATTGCTAAGTTTGAAGAAGCAATTCAAGCCTATAACCAAGGCGGCTTTCCAGTAGCAGTAGCGAATGGAACAATTGCAATTGATATGGCTTTATTAAAGCTAAATAACGGTAACCGATATACAGAGCAAGATGAAATTATCGTTCCATCTTGGAGCTGGGTTGCATAGGCTTTTCACCTATTAATGTAGGAGCTTCTCCTGTATGGTGTGATGTTAATTCTTACGGAGTACCTGATGTTGAGTCGATTGAGCCGTTAATTACTAAAAACACTAAAGCAATTATAGTAGTACATCAAATGGGAGTACCGTGTGATATGGATGCTATCAATAGCCTATCAGATAAGTATAGCATTCCAGTAGTAGAAGACGCAGCCTGTGCATTTGGTTCAGAGTATAAAGAAATAAGAATTGGTAATAGTAAAAACTTAGTTACATATTCTTTACAAGCAAGAAAATGCTTAACGACAGGAGAGGGTGGTTTTGTAATTGCTAGAGATGAAAAAGAAGCTGAGTGGTTTAAGTCTTATAGAGCTTTCGGTACAAGTGTATCACCTCTCGAAAGAGATAAAGCAACTTTCTTATTAAAAGAGCAATTTGCTATGTTAGGTACTAATCATAAGATTAGTGATATAACAGCTGCAGTTGGATTAGCTCAGCTTAGAACGTTTGACGAAGAAGTTATTTTAAGAGATCATGCAGGTAAAACTTATAATAAGTTAGTCGAAGAGCGTTTAAAAGGTTATGCAGAGATAGCCAATAAGGTACCAGATTACTGTACTAGGTACAACTGGCAGAATTATCATATTATGCTTACTCAAGATATTAATAGAGATGCAGTTGTCGATGCGTTAAGAAAAAAAGGTATTGGATGTAAGTGGGATATTCAATGTATTCATTTAGAACCTTTATTTAGAAATAAGCATAATGACTTAGATTTATACTACTCACAACGTTTTCATAATAACGGTTTATGGTTGCCGTTTTTTGCTGAAATTACATTAGATGATCAAGAGTATGTTATTAATACATTAAAAGAAATATTAGATGGATTTAAAGGAATTGATACAATCGCTTAGTGAAGTTAATCATCATGAGTTAAGTCATTTAAAACGTTTAATTGACAGTCATAAAGAAATTATAATCATAGGTAATGGTGGTTCAAATGCTATTGCTTCTCATATGGCTGTTGATTATACTAAGTTTTTAGGTAAACGTTGTTTTGTACCTAATGCATCTGATATGATGACTATGATAGTAAATGATTACGGAGCTGAGAATATGTACTCAAAATTTATTGAATACAACTATACTAAAGACTCACTAGTTATTTTAATTTCATCATCAGGTAATAGCCAAAATATTGTTAACGCTAATTTCACAGCTAGTGATTTAGGTTTAGATATTATAACATTAACAGGTTTTGATCGTAATAATAAACTAAGCTCTTTCTCAAGAGGAATTTTAGACATTTGGGTTGACAGTAAATCATATGGTGTAGTTGAAATGGCTCATCATTCAATTTTACATTCTGCTGTATGATAAGAGGATTTTTAGCAGGAGCATTTGATGTAATACACCCAGGTTATATTGCATTGTTTAAAGAAGCAAAAGAGCATTGCGATTATTTAATTATAGGACTTAATAAAAATCCTGAAGTAGGCGGTAAATTAAAACCTATCTTAACTGCTGAAGAAAGACTTGAAATTCTTTCTAGCATTAAGTACGTCGATTTAGTGTTAATGTATTCAGGAGAAGATCGGCTGTACGATTTATTAGAAGGCTCTAAAATAGATATTAGGTTTCTAGGAGACGACTATAAACAAAAACAAATAACTGGATCAGATTTAAAAATACCTATACACTACTTAAATAGGTCTCACGGATGGTCAACGACTAAATTTAAAACTTTAATATACGAACAAATCAATGCAAAAAATCTACTCTAAAATCGAACCAGAAACTCTCTTACATATTATTGTAAGAAAGGAGGATATAACTCCTGGAAGGCAGGATATAGTATCTGAAGAAAATTTTATTCAATGCTCTATTCTTAATATGGAAAAAGGTAAGACTTTTAGACCTCATAGACATATTTGGAAGCAAAGAGATAGATTGGTAATAGCTCAAGAAAGTTGGATAGTAATCCAAGGTAGAGTACAATGTACTTTCTATGATTTAGATAACACGATCATAGCTACCCCAGTATTAGAAGTAGGCGATGCTAGCTTTACTTTACAAGGGGGTCATAACTATACTATTTTAGAAGATGATACTTTAGTATACGAATATAAGACAGGACCTTACGAAGGCCAAGCTCTCGATAAAACATTTATAGATTAATGAAAAAAGTATTTTTTGTTTTAGATCATAAGCATTCTGAAATACAGGATTATAGCGCAGCTATTATATACTGGTACGGCGTATTAGATAGAATGGGCTACGAAGTAGTATACGAAGACTACGCTAAATATAATCCTGATGAGTTCTATAAGAAAGTTAGAGAGGAAAAACCTTATATGGTTATTTTAGTTAACTACTTTAGAACTATTCATACAGAGTTTTCTCGTTTTAGAGACATTACTAAAGTTTATTTATTGCAGACTGACATGCATAGGTTTTACGATGAGCATGTTAAATTATGGATACCTTATGTAGATGGAATTATTAATTACGAAGGAACCAAAGAGTGGTGCTTAAGAGACGGCTTGTCTGAAGAAGGTTTTTTGAGGATGAGATGGGGTTTTAATCCTAATATGATGTGTCACGGTCAAAATGATAAAACAAAAAGTATAAGCTTTTACGGAGGTATGCATGGCGATAGAGCGCAAATACTAAGCAATTTATCTAGACAGATACCTATAGACGTTATTCCGCAATCAGCTACCTATGAACAAGTTAAGCAAGTTCTATCTGAATCTAACTTTAGTTTAAACTTAAGTATGAATGCACCAGCTAATAGGAGAGAACTTAAAGGCAGAGTAATTGAAATACCTGCTCACTGTATTTTATTATCTGAACCAGCTCCTGAACTAGAGACATACTACAACGAAGATGAATTTATATTATTTAATTCAGTAGAGGAAGCAATAGAAAAAGTAAAGAGCTTAAACGATAAACAAATAGTAGAGTTATTTAAACGAGGTAACAAAGCATTATGGGAACGTAATACAGCCTATCACGAGTGGAATAAAATACTTCCTTTAATGGATCCTGACTTTAAAGAGGTAGACGTAAATAAATTAATTTATCAATATCATTCTGAATTTATACATTATGAACATTAAAATAGATAGTGAAGATGTTTACATACATAGTGATGTAGAGATCAAACGAGAGTACTTAATAGGAAATCATGTTGCTATAGATAAAGGAGTTTACTGTAGTACTAATATAGAGATTGGGGATTATGTTCATATAAGCCCTTACGTAACTATTATAGGAGGTAAGCATGGACAGTTTATAGCTAAAGGATTTAACAATATAATGGCCGGTGCTAGAATTATATGTGGTTCAGATAGATTTGACGATAGCGGTCTATTTGGTGCAATGATTCCAGAATGGGTAGGAAAAGGTAGACAAATTATTAAACCTGTTACTATGGAAGAATTCTCTAATATAGGAACAAACGCAATAGTAATGCCAGGTTCTACTTTAAGACAAGGAGTATTACTTGCGGCAGGAAGTTTATTGATTGGCGATACGATACCTTGGGGAGTCTATAAAGGAAACCCGGCAGTACTAACTAAAGTAGTAGATAAGACAAAAGCATTAGAAACAGTAAAACTATTAGGGTATGAATTTTAATGTAGTAACAGAATTTGAAAAGAAGATAGCAGAGTTCTTTGGAGCTCCTTATGCTATTGCAGTAGACAGCTGTACACACGGTATTGAATTAGCTCTACGCTATACAGATGCTAAACTAATTAGTGTACCGAGAAATACTTACCTCTCTATTCCTTTCTTAGCTAAAAAATTAAACATAGAATTATGCTGGAAGGAAGAAGATTGGAAAGATTATTATTACTTAGCTGCAGGCGTTATTGATGCAGCTGTATTATGGAAGCCTAAAAGTTATGTACCAAATACCTTTATGGGAATTAGTTTTCAATACCAAAAACACTTATCTTTGGGTAGAGGCGGTATTTTACTTGTAGATAATTCTCATGCTGCAGAGCAGATTAAGAAGATGTCTTACGATGGTAGATTACCTAACATACCTTGGAGAGATCAAAATATTGATACTGTAGGTTATCATTACTATATGACACCTGAAACAGCTCAATTAGGATTAGATAAATTACCGAAGGCTATTGAAACAGAACCAAGACAATGGACTGTAAATGATTGGCCTGATTTAACACAAATGGAAATATTTAAAAAATGAAGAAAGCCTTTATTACCGGTATAGCCGGTCAGGATGGAAGTTATTTAGCAGAGTACTTGTTAGAGTTAGGCTACGAAGTACATGGAATTATTAGACGTAATTCAGTACCAGAGAACCAGCAAAGCCGTCTAGAGAACGTTAGAGGTAATTTGCACGTTTCTTATGGCGATCTATTAGACCAATCTAGTATCGAACATTTACTAGATAGAGTACAGCCAGATGAAATCTATAACATAGCAGCACAAAGCCATGTTCGTATTAGCTACGACATACCTCAATTTACAACACAGACAAACGCATTAGGGGTCTTGAATGTATTAGAAGCTTATAGACGTTCTTGCCCTACAGCTAAGTTCTATCAAGCTAGTAGTTCAGAGATGTTTGGTAGTTCAGTAGATGCAGATGGATATCAAAGAGAGTCTACTCCAATGACTCCAGTATCACCTTACGGCTGTACAAAAGTATTTGGATATAACATTGTGAGGAACTATCGTAATGCTTATAAGTTACATGCATCGAATGGTATTTTATTTAACCATGAATCACCTAGAAGAGGTTCTAACTTTGTAACTAATAAGGTAGTTAAGTCTGCTGTAGAGATCTACTTAGGTCAGAGAGAGGATTTAACATTAGGAAACTTAGATGCTTATAGAGATTGGGGTCATTCAAAAGACTATGTAAGAGCAATGCATTTAATATTACAGCAACCTCAAGCAGGTGATTGGGTAGTAGCTACAGGAGAGACTAGATCGGTAAGAGATATGTGTGAGTATGTATTTAGCAAATTGAATATGGATTATAATACTTTTGTTAAGCAGGATAATAAGTTCTTAAGACCAGAAGAGCTTCCGTACTTAAAAGGAGATCCATCTAGAATTAAAGCTTTAGGATGGACACCAGAGTATACTTTTGAAAGTATGATGGACGAGATGATCGAATATTGGATGGTACAGTTACGTAAAGCAATTTAATATGTTTCAAGAAATAACATTTATTATACCGGTTAGAAATAACCAGAAGTATGCCTTACAGGCTTATAAGTCTATTAGAAAGTATCACCCTGAAGAACATTACATAGTTCTTTTAGATGATGCTTCAACAGATAAGACTTGGGATTGGATTCAACAAACAGCTAAGTGGGATGAAAAAGTAATAGCTTATCGAAACGAAAGTAAAGAGAGAGTAGGACATACTGTACTGTATGACAAGGGTGTAGAATTAGCTCCTACAGAGATTATTTCGATCTTACATAGCGATATGGTTATAACAGAAAACTATGTTCATAATATATTAAAGCATTTAAAACCTGGAGTAGTTATAAGTGCAACTAGAATAGAACCTCCTTTGCATCCTCCAGGACCTGAAAAGTTTGTAATGAACTTCGGAATGGAACCAGAGGAGTTTACAGCTAAACAAAAAGAGTTTAAAGACTTTGTTGAAGTAAAAGAGAAAGAGTATAGTGATATAACCTCAGAAGGTATCTTTGCTCCATGGACTATGAATAAGAGCGACTTTATAGCAATAGGCGGACATGATTTATTATTTGCACCGATGGAGTTAGAAGATTCTGATATCTTTAATAGAATGCAACTAGCAGGTTATGAATTTATTCAATCAAGAGATGCTTTTGTTTATCATATGACCTGTAGAGGTAGTAGGTTTAAAGATGGTATTGAAATTGAAAGAGAGATACCTTTACCTGACGGAACGATTTGGTATAAGCCAAAAGACTCTGAAGAGTATTTAAAGTTAAGGCATAATAAGTTTAAAGAGTGGTGGAGAAAATGGCATACAGATGTACTTCATGATGTTAATATGAAACCAATCGTACCTAGTAGATATGAAACAGCTTTTGTAATTCATAACTGTAACTTAGGTTTAATTAAAGTCTTAGAGCCTTGGTGTGATGTCTTATACACAGATGATGAATTAGGTATAATAGAGGCTGCTTACTATGAAACTGAACATAAGGAAACTATGTTTGATTTAAAATCTAAGTTTAAGGTAGCAAAATATAATGCTCCTAAAGAGGATATAGTAGTAGAGTTTGATGCAACAAGCTTAACTGAAGAGCATTATAATAACTTCATTAAGCAACTTCCTTTAATTCTAGATACGACTACTGAGGTAGGTACCTATAAGTTTGATATATTTACATTGACTATCAATAGCTTACAGAAAAAAGACATGATCAAACCTTGGTTTAAAAATATATTTTAGCTATTTATTTGTATGCGAAGTTTATCAATTTTATTAGAAGAAGCCAATATTGTTCCAGATACTAAGTTTAAAAAGCAGCTCGAAAAAGCAGTTAAGTATTTGAATACGAAGGGTAAGGTATTACTCATAACTACTTCTAATAGAGGAGAATATGCAACAAAAGACTTACACGATAGTCCTAAATCTACTCGTATTGCAGAAGTAATTCAAAGGTCTTTAGGTGCACACAGATGCACTCTAGTAGATGTTTCTAAGTTAAAAATATACGAGTGTGAAGGAAATGTATCTAATAGCGATGGTAATAGCTGCGGAACTAGAGACTGTAAAGAAAAAAATCCTGCTAAAAATCCTTCAGGACATTTAAGATGCTGGGCTTCTTTTCATAACGAAGACGATGAACTTTGGAAAGTAGTAACACCTTTATTAGAGTCACACGTAGTAGTATTTATGGGCTCTATTAGATGGGGACAAGCCAATGCTTATTATCAAAAGCTAATTGAGAGATTAGATTGGATTGAGAATAGACATACTACTTTAGGAGAAAAAAACATTATAAAGGATATCGAATCAGGCTTTATCTTTATAGGTCAGAACTGGAATGGAAGTAATGTAGTAAAGACACAAAAGCAGGTTCATGAATTCTACGGTTTTAAGCCGGTGAATGAACTATACTTTAATTGGCAATACACGGAAGACGTAAACGAAGAGTCTAAGGATAGTTACAAAGATGCAGCAAAGGTATTAGATAATATTATTAATACAAGAGCCTTATTATGATTACATTAACAGAGAGTCAATTTCATACAAATAAAACTTGGAATGTACCTTTAGAATATAACATTCCGATTTCTATTCAACATCCAGAATGGTTAGAGCTATTTGATCAAGATGGGTATAGGCTTACAAAGCTTGAATCTCATTATGCAGGAGCTAATAATCATGCACCAGTAAAACATGGTCACGAAATATGTCTAAGACAGGAATGGTTTACAGGGGAGAAAATATTAACAGGACCGCATTTAAATCATGCATTTCTATTTGAAAGAAAAGGATATTCTGGAGAAGCTTTAGAGCAGTTAAAAGAGTACGCTAAGCAAAATAACTTAGTTTATAAGCTTACCAAGTACGTAGGTAAATGGGGCTTAGATTTTAATGTAGATTATGTAGATAGCTTAGGGAATTCAATAGAACTTCTTCATTATGAATCAGACTCTTTCAACTTACAAGAGATGCAAGACATAAAGGGAGTTTTAGAAGAAAGAATACTCAAAATAGATTGGGAAGCAGCAGCTAGGTACCTACAAATACGAAAGTATGAATGGATTGACTTAGATTTTTTAGAGCAATCAACATACAGAACAAATTATTTCCAACTACCGGCAGAGAGGTTTAGAATCAATGCCTGGGAGTAACTATTTATAACTATGAGAACAACACTAGCAGAAGCATTGCCGTCATTAATTCCGGAGTTTCCAGTAGAGATAGCTGGACATCATCTTACTTTAAGATTTGATGTAAACATTAATAAGACAAAGAAAGGCGTTAAGCTTCAATTTGTTATGCAGGATACTCCGCAAGATCCTCGCCAGGCACAGCAAATGGCTAACGAGATTGGAACAGAGCTTCAACAAAAGTTTGGTCAAGCAGACATGCAAGTAATTTACGATGTTGAAAATCCATATAAGAATGTAATTGGTTTCTTACTACCACTACCTTCTCTTGCTGATTATATTATTAAGCATATCTTACAAGGTGAAGGAGAAGGTCAAATGGTACAAAAGACTCCAGCAGCAAAAGAACCTGAAGCTGATGAAGAGACTCCTGAAGCACTTCCTGCAACTGAACAGCCTCCATCAGAAGAAGATCAAGTAAGAGAGATTATGATGAATAGAGCTGGTTTAAGATAAAAAAATGAATATTAGTTATGAAGAGAAAGATACCACTGGCTTTTTTTGAGCCATTAGAAAGCATAAAGGCTTCCGATCTTATAGAAAGCAACGACTTACTTAATATGGTTAAGAAAGAAACTTTTCTAGCTATCGAGGAAGCTTTTCAAAATAAGAAAACCTTTGCCACTTTATTTGAAATAAATGGAACAGGTCTTTACTTAGATATCCCAAAACAATCATGGCTTTCTGCTCTTGAACAATGCATTAATTTTATGCTAGAAGAAGAGAGGTTCGAAGAATGTATTCCAATTAAAAATCTTATTGAAAAAATAAGGAAGCCTATCAGTATTGTTCCTAAGAAACCTATTAAAAAGAAAGAAAATGACTCAGCATCTTAATGAGATTCAAGTAGCAATCAATCAAATACTAAATGTAAGAAGTCTAATAAGACATAAGAAAAAGACTCAAGTAGAAAAAAAGAGAGAGCTTTTTGTTTCTATTATTACTTCAATAGAGCGAATAATTAATAGACAGGATTTAATGTACGCTGAGTTAAATTTAGACTTAGCTAATTACGATGAAGCTTTTTTAGATACTATTGATGCATTAATTATCTTATACTTTGGCAAAGAGGGAGCAGAGCTTATTGCCTATTACTTGTGGGATAGAGTAGCTCCTGATGGAAGTATTACCTCTCTTGTAGGGCCAGATGATAAAGAAGTTGTACTAGAGACTGCTCAAGATTTATGGAACTTACTTCTTACTATCAATCCATTATATGGCGACTAAAGGAAAAGCAGGAAGACCAAGAAGAAGTCTAACTGAAGATGTGATTAGAAATGCAATGAAGCATACTCAATCTAACTTTCAAGCTGCTAGGTATTTAAATCTAACTATCGAGACTTACCGTAAGTATGCTAAGATGTACGTAGATAGAGAATCAGGTAAGAACTTATACGAATTTCATAAGAATAATTCCGGCAAAGGAATAAAAAGGATTAAATGGAATCATGAAATCTCAATTGAGAAGATTAATGATATAATGTCTAGTGAGAGCTATAGAGCGATCAATCAACAAAAACTTAAGAACAGATTAATATACGAAGGCATTCTTAGAATGGAATGTTACAGTTGCGGACATCATGAAAAGAGAGTTGTAGACTTCAAACAGCCTCTAATGCTTAGCTTTATAGATGGAAATAAACACAACTGGCAAATAGATAACTTAAGAATGCTATGCTATAATTGCCATTTCCTATATGTAGGAGACTTATTCTCAGAGAAACAAATACGTAGTAAAGAAGATGCTAATGCACCTTTAATAAAAGAAGAGATAGATTGGGAGGTAGATGATAACTTCTTAGCTCATTTCCAAGATTTAGGATTAGAAAAGAAAGATAATTATCAAGAAGGAGATGAATTTATAAGCCGTCTTTAGTTGTCTATTTAAATAAAAGTACGTATCTTTACATCATGAATACAGAATCAGATATTAAAAAACAGTTAGAATTTATAGGTGCCGGTCTAGATGCAGCACTTGAGCATGGATTAGAGCTAGAGGTAATATACTTCGCTTTAAAGTATATGAGAGAAAATCCTAATGTAACTCCTGCAGAAGCTTTTGCTTTAGGTATAACTGAATGGATTAAGTAGAATATATAACCTATTTATTACCGAAATGCAAAATCAAGTCATACACGAAGTCTTAGATAACTTAGCTGAGAAGTTTATTCCAGAAGGCATTCACGAGTCTCTACACGTAGATAGTAGAGAGATGTGGATAGATCTAATGGTAACTTTAATTGAAGCTAGAGCAATTACAGTAAAACCATCTATTTTAACTAGATGTGCTATTAGCTGGGAGACTTTACTTGTACAGAAGTTAAGCATTCAAAATTAAATATGAAAACAATAACATCTGAAAGTCTTGCAGTTGGTGCATGGGGATTACATTTAACTAGCTTTATAGTAGCTAGTATTCCTTACCTCCAAGCTTTTTCTTTAATTTTAGCAATCGCAGTATCTCTATTTACATTACGTAAACTTGTTAGAGACTCAAAAAATAAAAGAAATAAAAGTTCCGATGAAAAAATCCTTTAAGCAATTCGGCTTAGCAAAAATAACCAATAAGTTTGTTGATCGTCTAGATCAAATGGAAAAGCTAAAAGAAATAGCTAATCAAAGTAACTACTCCCACAAAGTAAAGCAGCTTAATGTTAAGATTCAAGAAGAATACGACTTCTGGACTTTAAAAAATCCTTCACGAAAGTTGGAAGATATTACAAAAGACCTTATCTTTATCAAATCAATTAGAGAGCCTATCCTAGATAAGGAAAGGATTAATGAGTTGATAGAAAAATATGGCCTCAAGTAAACCGGTAGAACCCCAGACTAAATTTACAGTTGAATATAAGGACAGAGATGGTAACATAACTGATCGTTGGCACTATGATCTAAATAAATTTAGGAACGGTCCTATCATGACTGAAAACTTTGAACTGCCCCCTAAAGAAAAAGTTGCTAAGAAGAAAAAGTTAAGTTAACTTTAGAAAAAATAAATAATAAGTTATGAAGTATTGTAAAGTGTGTAGTAATGTAATTCCAGAGAAGAGAGTTCAATTAGGCTACTCTGATACCTGCGTCGATCATTCAAATGTATTTAAGTATGTAGGATTTGTATCAGGAACTAATAAAGTTGACTACGAAATATCTATAGTAAGAGATAGAGAAACTGCGAATCATATGCAGCATTTATCTGAAATGAGAGGAGCGTTTTAATTATGTGGAAAATTAAAGAGTATATTAGAAAAATTAAAAACCTAATTAGATGGACTCCGATTATATGGAGAGATCATGATTGGGATTATTATTTCATTTACGAAATGCTTAAGCATAAGCTCATATTTACAGAGAAGTTTATTCGTGAGAAAGGTATTCATATGTTTAACACTGAAGATGCTGATAGTATTTTAAAGACAATTGATCTAATAAATAAAGTACAGACCGAATATCATCTTGATAAGTACCTATCAGAAGCTACAGAATGGACTAGCGAAGGAATAGACAGAGCAGTGGAAGAGCATGATGAAGTAAAGCAAGAACTATTTCAACACCTAAACGACAACATTGAAAAATGGTGGGATTAATATTCATAAATAAAGGTTATAGAAATGGAAATAACAAAAAAAGAGATCGAGACTCTCCTAGGTCAGAAGGTAGAGGACTATAAAGTAGTCAGTCTACGATAAGAACGGAGTATTACATTTAAATATAGTAGTACAACCTAAGAAAGCAGCAGATAAAGTTAAGATTACAATAAAGCGAGTTAAAAGTAAGTCATAGCTTTCATATTCAAACTATTTATATAGGAATGAATAAGCAGCTTACCATAGTAATCCCGTGTAAAAACGAAGGAAGAGGTGTTATTGACATCCTTAAGTTAATTCGTAAGCAGCAACTAGACTGCCAAGTCATAATAGCAGATTCATCCGACGATAAGAATACTTTACTTTTACTAAAACAATATCAAGCATCTACTCCGATGGTTATCCGAATAGTTCAAGGAGGCCTTCCTTCTATAGCTCGTAATAACGGAGCAGCACTCGTAAAGACCCCCTACATTTTATTCTTAGATGCAGACATATACTTACAAGAACCTGATATGATTAGCAAATGCCTAGCAACTGCAATTGGCGGAGATTATGATCTAGTAACTTGTAAATTTAAGACACTAGACGGTAAGTATGATTGGATCTTTCAAGTATTTAATATTGTTCAGCGAATAAGCTCTATGTTTACTCCGTTTGCTGTAGGAGGTTTTATGCTATTCAAAACAAAAACTTTTAAAACTATAGGAGGATTCGATGAAGAAGCTAAAGTAGCAGAAGATTACTTGCTGAGTTCTAAGGTTAGTCCTAAGAAATTTAAAATAGTAGACAGAGTAGCTTGTACCCTAAGCAGGCGCTTTGAGAAAAAGGGAATAGGCTACATGATAAAGATAATGCTAGCAAGCTGGTGGAATAGGAATAATCCTGAATGGTTTAAACACGATCATAACTACTGGAAATGAAATACAAAGCAATTATAGTATCAGATCTACACTTAGGTACGAAAGACTCTAAAGCAAAAGAGTTTATAGAGTTTCTAGAAAAGCATCCTACAGATCTTTTAATCCTTAATGGAGACATAATAGACGGATGGGCTCTTAATAGAGGAGCTAAATGGAAAAAGCAACATACAAATGCTATTTCTAAAATTCTTAAATTATCAAATAAGACTAAAGTAATTTGGATTAGAGGCAATCACGATGAATTCCTAGCGGAGTTTATTGGAATGCATTTTGGTAATATTGAAATTAGAGAAGATTATATTATTAACGACTACTATGTTTTTCACGGAGATGTGATAGATGTATTCATTACCAAGTATAAATGGCTTGCTAAGATAGGATCAGTAGGGTATGACTTTGCTCTATGGTTAAATAGGTGGTATAATAGATATAGAGTATGGAGAGGATTACCTTACCAATCTATCTCTCAAGAAATTAAAGCAGGAGTAAAAACAGCTACTAATTATATAAATGACTTTGAAATAACAGCTGTTAAGATGGCTAGTAAGAATGGATGCAAAGGAGTTATATGCGGGCACATACATCAACCTGCTGACTTAGTCATTAATGGAGCTAGGTACTTAAATTCCGGCGATTGGGTTGAAAATAGAACAGCTATTTTGTTGGATCAGAATGATAATTTTACTATCTTTAAACTATAAAACTATAAGTTATGTTAATTATTTCAATTATCGCTTTAACCTCTTTATTTATAATGGGAGTTATTATGTTTATAGACTGTAAGATAATAGAAGACTTACCGGAAAGTAATGAGTTTAGAAAGTGGTGGAAAAAACATCTAATTGATGTTGAACCTAAGGATTAAGACCAGTATTACAACTATTTATAACAAATACATACAGATGGAAGAATATATATCTCATGAAGATTATAAGCAAATGATGGATGCTTTCAAGCAAGGTACTTCTAAAGGTCTTTTAAAAGAGTCTTTAGATCCTGTGGGTAAAGAAGATGGTGATATCGATAATGATGGCGATACTGATAAGACAGATAAGTATTTAGCAAATCGCCGTAAGACTGTAGGAAAAGCTATCGGTAAAGGAAGAGCAATGAAAGAAAGTCATCTCGGTAACGATCAATGGCATGAAGAGTTTCAAACTGCTATTTCAGCAATGGGATTAGCAGGACAGGCAGAAGCTAGAGTAATGAAAGCTTTAGATCATACAGATCCAATGGCTCAATACGGAAGCATGCAAGCACCAGAAGCAGCTAGAGAATTTGTAAACGATTTAGGTATCGTTAGTGCTGATGATTATGACGATTATGATGCTGACTACGAAGAGCCAAGAGATGATTTTGATATGGCTGGAGGAGATTTTAACGACGGTGAATTCTGGGAAGCAGAAGTTAAGAAGTTTCAAGAGATAGCTGGAGTAGGTCCTCAAGACGATGGTCCAGAAGATGACGATGATGAAGCAAGACAAAAAAGAGCAGATAAAGAAGAAGAAGAAGATACTGAAGCAGAGAATGCTGAAAGAGAAATAGACGAAGAAGAGACCGGTGAAAATACTAATCTACGTATGCCAGACAAATATGCTAAATTAGTTGCACAAAAGCATAGTGCTGATTTAAAGCCATTATACGATAAGTACCAGGCAGCTAGAAAAGATCCTGACCATAAAGTAGGAAATGCAGCTTGGAAGGAATATGAAAATATAGCTATTAGCTGGTGCGGACATGAGATGTTAGAGCAAGGAAGGAAAAGAATAGAAGTAAGTAATATACTTTCTGGACGTGGCTACCATGAAGACTTTAATTGGGAGTTTATGACAGCTTTAGGTGAAGAATTAAAAGGAGTAGCAGAAGGTTTACATATGCCTCCATTACAAGCAACAGGACCAACTGTAGATACAAACGAAGGTATGCATATGCCACCACTTCAAGCAACAGGTAACTCTGCTGTTAAAGAAGAAGAGGCTCCATTTGGAATGTCAGTATTATCTCCAGATGAAAGAAAGCAATTAAAAGAATATATTAATTCTTATAGAACTATTAAGAAAGAGATTGCTGGTTTATTAGAAAAAGCAGGTAAGACTGGACAGATAATGGAAGCTACAGCAGCAGAAGACGAAAGAGTTCCTGCAGCAAGACCAGCTCATTACAACGAACCAACTAAGACTCCAAAGCATAATCCTTCTAACCTAGGTGGCAATAGAACAAACTTAGTAATGACTAAAGCTGAAATGTGGGAAGGAGCCGATAAGATGGAAACTTCACTAGGAGAAAAACTACACAGTGCTTTTAATAAAGTTACTGACATGGCTATTAAGCAATTAGTAGCAGATGGATGGGACGAAAGTCAAGCTGCAAGTTTTCTTAAAGTAGAAATTGAGGAGAGAGCAAAAGAGGCTATAAACGCTCAATACGATATAAACTAGATTAAAACATTAGAAGCCTCCATTAGGAGGCTTTTTTTTGGTAGACTGAGATTTTATACTTATATTTAAAGCTATGGGTTACGTACAAAACTTTGTTAAGCATGTTAGAGCTGAGTGTAAGACACACGGCATTAAGTTTGTACTTAAGAGATCGAAGAATGTAGTAACTCCTGATAAGATTAAATGCGCTGGTTATTTTGATACAGAAGATAGAAGGGAATTAGTTGTAGCTGGTGGAGATAGAAACTGGCTTCTTACTTTAGTTCATGAATACGGGCACCTTACTCAATGGGTAGAAGGATGTAAGGAATGGAAAGATGCAGAGAATATAGATAACATAGACGATTGGATAAATGGAATAGATGTTCCTAATCCAAAGAAAGCTCTCGCTAAGACTAGAGACTTAGAATTAGATAATGAAAAGAGAACCGTCAAGTTAATTAAGGAATGGAAGCTACCTATCAATACCAAGATCTATACTCAAAAAGCAAACTCTTATATTCAGTTCTATAATTATATCTACTATACTAGACGCTGGTACCCATCTAACAACTCTCCCTCTAGAAATCCTAAGATCTATAAGCAAATGCCTACTACCTTTAGTATGAATTATAAAAGACTTTCAAAAAAGTATAAAGAATTGTTTGAAGATGCAGGTATTTAACCTATCTTTAGTGTACAATAAAACCAATAATAGTTATGAGACATGAAATTTTATTCTTAAGACCAAACAGAGCTTACGTATTAATCGATAATGTATGGTATGATACTCCTAGAGATTCTAATCCTCAAATAGGTCAATCATTCCTTATAGGAAAGATAGAAAAGGTTCTAGATTACGAAAAGTATACAGAGAAGTATCCAGAATCAAAAGATCCGATGTTCGATTACGTATCAGATAAGACCATTTCAGGCGGCTATATAAGGAGAGTAGTAGACAATTTAGTTAAGTATGCTGTCAATCCTGCTACACCTACAGTAGGTAGTAGCTCTAAGAAAGAGTTAGTAGAAGACTAAATCCAACTATTTATAACTATATGAGTAACGCCTTAGTAGTTAGAAAAATAGTAGAGAAGTTAGCCGAGAAGCTTAAAAGCTCCAATATTCATCCATCAGATGCAGATTGGTATATAGGCTTTGGCGACGATGTTAATACAGCTAATGAAACTGCTAACGAGTATGATCCTAAAACAGGAAAGGTTATAAAGAATAACACTGTAGGAGATCATACTACTTACTTACAGCAGTGGGATGCTGATAGTACAGGATACCTTGAGAGTGAAGATGTTAGAAGAGATAATGGAGTTGGTTATCAAAAACTAGCTGCCGATCAAATCACACCAATTAAATAGACATATGAAGAAAATTGTACTTGTTATAGCTTTAGCCCTTGTAGGTTATAGCTTATTCACATTAGGAGGCATTAAAGTAGATAGTTCTTTTAAAGCTAAATTAGATAGCTTAAATAAAGTAAACGATTCTTTAATAGCAGTTAACTTATTAGATAATAAAAAAATAGATGAGTTAAAGGTTCGTGATAGTATTCTAGAATATAAGATAGAGCATCAAAAGGTTAGGGTAATAAAAATAAGAGAAGAGGTAGCTGCTAAGCATAACGAAATAGATACTTACAACGAACAAGAAATTGTAAGCTTCTTTAACAACCGCTATCCTTCTGATACAGTAACTAATCCTCTTCCTATTGCACAGCCGGTATTAACTCTTACAGCTAAAGATCTAACTTCTTTTGATGGTACAAAGAAGGAGATAGTTATAAAGGACAGTATCATAGCTATTCAAGACAATAGGATCTCTTTAAAAGACAGTACTATTACTTTATTTAAAAACAAAGAAGGAAGATATCAATCTATTATAGGGAATAAAGATCAAGCTATTTCCGAATGGAGTAAACAATATGATGTTTTAAATCTTAATTATAAAAAATTACAGGTAAAATCTAAATTCCAACGAATAGCATCCTATGTTATTATCGGTGGATTAACTTACACCTTGCTTGCGAAGTAAGGATTTTCGCTACCCCGACTAGGAAATAGCCTACGAAAGTAGGCTTTTTCTATCTAAGAGAGTTGGCCGATTGAGATATAGTCCTTATATTTAGATATGTTTAAGAAGAGTCCAGAAGTATTATGTAAGTTTGGTAAGACGATGTCAAGCGATATACTTGAAAGGTATAGCATAGAGCAGCATGAGAAATTTGGTTGGAGAGGTATTCCATTAGGTAGAGACTATAAGATAAAGCCGATCTGGTCTATGTGGGTAACTAAAGAGAGAGCTGATAAAGCAGAGAAGTGGTTTAAAGATAATTACCGTAAGGAGTTTTACTGCACTACTAAGTATAACGGTATAACTGAATGTAGAGACTTTACACTAGAACAGTATGAAGAGTTTAGAGATTTCCTTTACACTAAGTACCCAGCAACAAAGCAATATAAAGCTGAGATACTAAAATTAATGATGCAGGGTAATATAACAAAAACGCACGTAAAAATATATTTTATAATGTTAACTAAAAAACAATAACATGTCAGATCAACAATTCACTCAATACGCAGTGATTATTTTCCCAGATTTAGCCCAAGTGGTAAGTGAAGTAAATGCCTTATTATCTAGAGGATGGAAACTAGTAGGCGGTATTACAGTATCAGCTCAAGGTAGTAATGTCTACCATTTACAAGCTATGGCTAAGTAAAGAACAAATAAGATCCGGTTTAATCGCCGGATCTTTTATTAGACTATGAAGGAACAATTAGATAGAATAGAAGCAAAGCTTGATAAAGTTATTAAAGCATTGCAGGAGTATGATGGAGTAGATGAGGACTTTAAAGAACCAGAAGATGAGTATGCTTGGAAAGGTATAGAGTTTAAAGAGAAGGAAGAGATTATTCTTCCTGAACCTACTCCACCTAAACCCAAGAAGAAGTATTATCATAATAAAAAGAAAAAGTAAATATGAATTTATACAGAGTAATTGTCTTAAGAGAAGACAAAGAGAATTTAGAAAGAGGCGTATGGGCCGATAAGATGGAGTTTAAAGGTGAGAGTATTTTATTCTTAACCTTTGATACAGATAGTATGCAAGATAGAATGGTAGGACTATACCCAGCTCGTTATACAGTTGTAACTAGCGTAGAGACTAAAGAAGAGTTTGATAAAAGAAAAGGAACTATCTAGTGAATCTATTTTACGGTGTACTATGGGGGTTACTTGGACAGATAGGATCCTTTATGCAATTTCAAGGAGCTATTAAGTATAATTGGAATCAAAAATACTTCTGGCTACTTCTCTTTACAAGCGTACCTATAGGGTACTTCTATATGAAATCAGTAGAGAGGTTTGTAGTAGCATTTAATGGAGAGATATGGCCTAGTAGACTTATTGGCTTTGGATTAGGCATTACTGTTTTTACAGCTTTAAGTTACTTTTTATTTAAAGAACCATTTACAATAAAGACGCTTGTATGCCTTATGCTAGGAGTTGCTATTATAGCAATACAAGTACTTTGGAAATAAGTTGGTAGATTGAAATAGTATACCTATCTTTATGATCTAATAATAAGAGTATGAATAAACTTAAACAAAATAAGTCTCGCGAGTTTGTTATCTTTAGTGAAGATGGATTCTTTACCGGATTTAAAAAAGGTGGACAAGCTCAATGGTCAATGGAGATAGAAAAGGGTAAGCCGTTTGATAGAGAGAGTAAGTTAAGAGCATTACAATATAACGTGGGTAATAAAGAATTATTAATTGAATACTTAAATTAAAAAACTATGTTAAATAAAATTGAAATTAGATTGATAGACGATCAAGGCAATATGTCTAAGTCCTTTATCGATTATAGAGGTTATACTAAGATGTTAGTTGAACATAAGATTGATATGATCAACGATGCACTTGTAGAAATGGTAGCTCACTATAACTATAAGAAGGAGTTGGAGATAAAAGTAAAAAAAGATCCGATAGTAGAGCACGAGGCAAAGGGTGCGCCGCATAAGCATTAAGGGTCGTCGCGATCACACATATATATATTTTATTAAATACCTCTTCAAGACCCTCCGGAATCTGGATGTATATGTCTTGAGTACTAAAACCATTTGCGATGAACATAAAGACTATCGAGAATTTTATCACTATACCGGAGTGTGATTTATTGGTAAGTTGGTTTAGGGAGAATATAAACAATAAGGGGCGGGAGAATATCTCCTCTCAATTCAACTACAAACAAATCGATCATACCTCTATAGATAATAAGAGGGTGTGGGGTGTGATGGAGAAGTATAGGTGGAAGGTAGCTATCGCAGCCTCAAAGCATTACAATTATGATTTACTCTACCCCGAGTACTCGGATTTAGTAATATGGAGACAGGGGGAGGAGATGGCATTACATGCCGATAACTGGGATTATATCAACAACAAACCATTTAATGTGGATTTATATTTCAGAGAGGTGAGCTGCCTGGTTTATTTAAATGATGATTTTAAAGGGGGTGAGACGTTTTTCGAGGATGGTTCAATGATCACACCAAAGAAGGGGATGCTTAGTATGTTTCCATCCGATCTCACCCACAAGCATGGGGTTAAGAAGGTAGCGGAAGGTGTTCGATATACATTTCCATCGTGGTTGACTAGTCATGAGAATATAATTCATCAAAGAGTTGGTAGTTATTTTAAAAATAGCTATCTTTAGTTAAATAATAAAAGGTATGAAAACGTTCTTACTTATCTATTGGATCGCGACAACTATCATTGGAGTTATATGGATTGCAAAGCACCCCTCAAGTAGGCGCGGTGATGATGTGGAGTACATTACTCTATTTGAAATAATTGCAATGGTATTTCCAGCCGCTATCGTATCGTGGGTAATGGTACCTATGATGTTATTAAATGAAATTAAGTTTAAGCGTAAGTAATACGGATAACGATAAAGGAGAAGAATTATTTAAACAACTAAGATTAATTGATATGGCAAATGCTAAACAAGAACTACTAGGTATGCTCGAAAGAGTAGGCGGTGTAATTAAATGTGCGACCATTCGTCGTGGACAGCATTATTGGCATGATGAAGAGACGCAGAATATGCTTGATAGAGATTTAAAAGAAGGGTATACTCCTGCGGAGTATGAAGAGTTTTTAGATCGATTAGACTTCGAATACGATAACGGATACGGAGGACAGGAGTTATTTGGTACGATATGGCTTACAAAAGAGAATACATGGTTAGAGAGAGGGGAATATGATGGATCAGAGTGGTGGGCATATAGAGTATGTCCTCAGATTCTAGATACCTTAAAAGCGGATTAATATGAAGATTTTACACATAAGCGATACCCATGGTATGCATGATCTATTTCCTAAAGAGAGATTTGAAGGAATAGATATGGTGATACATAGCGGTGATTGCTCTAATAGTCCGTTCCTAGAGTCTTCTAAAAGAGAAATAAAAGAGTTTTTAGAATGGTATGGTAAGGTTCCTGTCAAGTATAAGATATTTGTAGCAGGTAATCATGATACAGCTATAGCTAGAAAACAAATAGAGCATTCTGATATGCTATTGAAGGATATTATCTACCTAGAGAATGAGTCTATTGAAATAGAAGGACTAAAGATATGGGGCTCACCTATTACACCTACGTTTGGTGATTGGTCCTTTATGAAAGCTAGAGACAAGACACATTTTGTATGGGATACTATTCCAGATGATAGACATATTAGTTGTACACGGACCTCCTAAAGGTGTCCGCGATCTATCTTATAATAGAGATAACGATTTAGAGATGTGTGGTGATAAATCTCTTGTAACAGCTGTAATGAGAGTAAAGCCAAAGTTAATGTTATTTGGACATATACATAACTGTAAAGATATTGAAAATCAAGGAGTTAGTACCTATCATAGACTACCAAACACAAAGTTCTCTAACGCATCATGTGTAGAGGATGGAAAGTTTGACTATGGATTAACCTCATTCGGTAATATATTTAAATTATAGACATATGGAAGCGAAAGAGAAAGCATTAGAGTTATATAGGTACTACGAGCAATTAGGTAGAGACTTTACAAGAGGAGTATCGATGATAGAATTTGCAAAGCTATGTGCATCAAAAGCAGTAGATGAAATCATAATGGAAAGAGAAGTAATTTATGCTTCTATAGGAATACCGCAAGGTGAATTTTGGTTTAAAGTAAAAGCAGAAATAGAAGCATTATGACACCAAAAGAAAAAGCACAAGAATTATTTGATAAAATGCATATAGAAATATATAATAGAGATATGTATAATGATTTATTTAGAGCTAAACAATGTGCATTAATAGCTGTTAATGAAATATTAGAACTAAAAGAAACGCAAGAAGAATATCAAATACAATATGACAATGGGGAATGGAGTAGAGAACTTGGATATAGATATTCAAAATATTGGCAAGAAGTTAAACAAGAAATAGAAGCATTATGATAGTAGTTTATACGCAGGATACGCTTAAGATGCTAGGGGAATTCCCTAAGCCTACAAGAGTTGGACAGACAAGTAAAGGAGCTTATATCGTATACGAATTCCCAAGTAAAGAAGAGCAAAAGAAGCACATAATAGACATAATGAAAGAAGATGAGGAAAATGGATTATATATTTAAATAAGTTATATGAGTATATCATTAGATAGTGGACATTTAACAATGAAGAGTAGTACTAAAGCTACTATCCAAGGTTCTATTAAAATAGCAGGAACGAATACAGTACTACCTATAACAATCCAAGGAGAGTTCAAAGACATTCCAGCATCTTTACATGAAATCTATATGCGTGCTATGTTAAATTCGTATGGTAATGTAACCGTACGTAGGAATGAAGATAAAGAGCCAATGACGATCAAAGAAAAGAAGAGTGAGTGGAGATTGAATAGGCTAGTTGAGATAATAACATCAGTTTTAAAATAAGATATATGAAAACAGCAATGCAAGAGTTGATTGAAAAATTAGCTATTAAAAGTGGTGATTCGTTTTATGCTTTAACTTTCTACCACGATAATGATGAAATAATTAAAGAAGCACTTGAAAAAGAAAAAAAGCAGATATGTAATGCTTATACTGATGGATTAGAAGGCCCATATATTGGAGCAGAGGAATACCATATCCGAACTTATAACCAAAAAGGTATTGATGCAGGAACATTTATAGCAGATTTATTGACAAAAGATCTAGAGGAATTAGGTGATGAGGATTTAGAACCTAGAGAAGATAATAGGGTCAATGAGCTATTAAACGAGTACAAAATACCGCAGACAAAAGAAAGACTACCAGAGCTTAGAGATCAAGAGTCAAACAGTCAAGATCTAGCCATAGATCCAGTACTAAGACCCATAGAAGGATATAAAGAAGAAGACATAGATAAAGAGATGAAGATAGAGAGAGGAGATATAAACTTTATGTATAAATGGATAAGAAGTAAATCTGGTAAATAAAGATATATGAATAATCTAACACTACTTACTGCTATAAGGCTAATCAATAAGATGGTTAAAGTAAGCAAGGTACATATTCATACTACAGACAACAACGCAAAAGTAGTATGGAGCTTTAAAATAGATGAATTAAGGTAAATAAGATATATGATAGTAGACAAAGTACTTACCATAGGCATTATAACGGTATCCTTTATGTCACTATACCTAATAGATGATATAATAGAGAAAAGGAAACGAAACAAGTAGATCATTAGACAAATGCTAATAGAACCATATAAAATGGTAGATAGCCTGTAGGCTACGTCTAAAAACAATGTTAATGTATAGAGAAGATTTAATAGAAGCGGGTTTGAAGTAGTAAAAATCTAAAGACCAATGGAGAACGGTAGACATTCTCTAATGATTGGCTAATTTGTTAGACATTAACAACTTTTTTATTTCGATTCGAGTATATATCGATAATCGATCCTACCGGACTTCGATGTCGATCGATCCCACTAGCTAGCCCGTCGAAGGGAGTTGTCGGCCTGAAAGAAAGTTCGTATCTTTATAGTACCAGCTGGTCGGTCCTGGCCTCAAGCTATTTATAACCGTAGAATACAATTGAATTGTATGCCCGTAAAGAAGACACTATGCTAAAAGAAGAAGGATCGAAAGGATATTCAGTATTCGAGATTACGAATACGAAAAATGGTAGAAAACACTTCATGGTATCATCCAGCTATAATGAGGATAATATCCTATCTGGAATTAGAACCTATGTTAATTCAAAGTCAGTGGGAGGAGGTGCTAAAGCTCTAGCCCAAGACATTAAAGGTGCCGGTAAGGACTACGATGAGCATTTCACTGTCAAGCAACAGGGTGCGGGTATGTCCAAAGAGGCTGCCGAGAAGAGACGTGCCGAACTAGTTAATAAGGCTGGCGAGGTATATAATCAAGAGATACAGGTATCTTAGTGTCCATATGTACCATAGAATACAATGCAATTGTAACCTAGAGACCTAGCCCTTCGTACTTCAATAAAGCATTTGCTGTGTAGCGATGAATCTGATTCAAGCTAGTCATCTTAGAAACCTCTGTAAGCATCTTAGCTCTATCCTCTGCCTTAATACCAGATCCTGATACGTGACTCAAGAAGAGAGTTCGGGCCGTCTGTACATCGGTAGCCGAAAAGACTGCCTCTGCAACAATAGCTAATGTTGATTTAATTTTCATTATCTTAATTTAGACCTTAATATAAGGACATTCTTCCAGACCTCCAACCTTTCCTATATATTTATTTCATTTAAAAACTACCGTGTAAGCTACCTCCGATCTCTCCACCCTTTTCATCGGGCGCCTATCTCTAGAGAGATTACATAAAGTTAGGAGTTATATTTCAAACTCCCAACTAAAGTTTTAATTAAATTTCGTAATAACTAATCCCATTTACTACTATAAAATTTTTATTATTTTTTAGAGAAATGTAAGTTTTATTTTCTAGAGTAATAGTAGAAAATAAATTTGATTTTTGGATTTTGAAAGTTTTCATTTTTTTGATTTTTGATTATGACTAAAGGTAAGGAATCCTTTCCATCTTTCCAACTTTATTTAATAAAAATAATTTAAATTTATATATATTATTATTTGGTAGAATGGAATAAAAGTATTAATTTTATGTAAATTAAAAATTAAAAGTTATGAAAAAATTTAAATTGGTTTATTGGAGTGATTGTAGAGGGATGGAAATTAATGGTATAAGTGTAGAGAAGTTTAAAGATGGTAGAGATGTATTAGAGAGTTTAATTGAGAGTAAAATAGAGGATGATAGAGATGGAGAGGGGTGGTGTGATTATGTAAGTGGTATGATTAATGATGGTAAGGGTATGTGGTTGAGTGATAAGAAGGAATGGGAAGATATATTTGTAATAGGAGATTTAGATAAGGAAGTATTTGAAATTAATTTTTGTAATGAATTAAATAGTTGTTTGGTTGTAAGGGAGGATAGTGAGTATTTTAATAGAAGATTTGATTTAGATTTATTAGAAGAAGTAGAAAATAAATATGGTATTTAATTTGGTAGATTGGAAAAAAGTATGTATATTTAGTAAATTAAAAATTAAAAAATAAAAGTTATGAAAAAAGTATTTAAAGATTATTTAGAAATTTATGTTGGAAGTAGAGGGGGAATTGAAGATGTAAGTATTAAGAGTTTTGATGTAATTGAAGATTATTTGGAATTTAAGAGTAATGAGAATAAGGA